CATTACGTTTGTTTGGCTTCAAATTTTTGTCCAAATTATAAAAATGGCGAAACGACTTACGAAGATAGCTTTCAAACTTCGTTTCGCTCCAACCAACATAATCTGCTATGTTTGTATTCACCACCACGGTATATGTCACTCCGACATAACCATCAATAAGATATTTCACATCGAACAATTTACCAGTTTTCTTTATTTCAATTTGTGTTTTTTTCATAATTCTAAAATCTCCACGATTGTATCATAACTAGGCATATCTTCTAGACCACGAGTCGATTTCCAAACGGCCTTCGGTCTAGTTGGAGGAACCCGTTTAATTAATTTCCACAGATTTGCCAATTTAATTCCTTTGCATTTTGTGCATTCCACAAAGCCTCGGTCTGGCCACGATGGCTCGACTTCCTCGTCCATGTAATTACCATATATTCTCCAAACATGATTGCAATCTTTGTCAACTTTGTTCATTTTACATCATCTCCGTTGAATACTTTCATTTGGATACTTTTACCAGTCATTTCTGCCTCTTCAATATAAATCTTTTTGGTTGGTTCAGTAACCTCAAAGAAGTGTTCTAGTTCTTCTGTGCTATCAGCAAACATCATAAATGCTTCTTCTTTGCCACTTTCTTTACACTTGAACAATTTATATTCCGTAGTTGTTATGATAGTATATCCAGAATCATGCCAAAGCATCTCTCTGATAAACCAAAATTGTCCGCATATTGTAAATACCGCTCTTAAAGTTGAAACATAATCAGTCATCAACTGCCCATTGTCCCACAAATGCTTCAGTGCCCAGATGGCAGTAGCAGTGAGTACAATATGCAAAAAGCATAAAACTGTTATAATATAATAATACAAACCTTTTTTCTGTGTAGTCATAATTGTTTTCAGTCCTCGTCAATAAAGAACTCTATCTCTTTTTCATCAATTTGCGAGTTATAAAAATCCAAACACTTTTTATTTGTTTTGATTTTGTGTGGAGAAAAAGACTTTATACTAAGTGAAGATAAATTACGCACTCTGCTCAATGCTACATATACTTGTCCCGCAGCAAATGCTTCACTTACATCAATTTCTGCTCTATCAAGTGTGCTGCCCTGACTTTTGTGAATTGTTATTGCCCAAGCAAGTTTCAGTGGCAGTTGTGCGCGAGATGCCAGAACGACTTTCTTCATTCCGCCACTTAAACTATCATATTCATTCTGCTTAACTTCCCATTTTTGGACCTCGATTACTTGTGACCCGGCTGTGACAAAGTCAACCACGGCACAGGAGTCGTAAAGTTCTTTTACTATACCTACACTGCCATTGACCAACCCAATTTTTGGGTCAATATTCTTTAACAATATAACTTGAGCGCCAATTTTTAATTCTAGGTTAGTCGGCGCTGGGCAGTTTTTGTCGAAGAACTGCTTCCATGAATCGCCACCAGAATCGCTCGCATGATAATATTTAGTGACGGACTTAATTTTAGCTAATTCAGCATGATTATATCGACTAACATCGACGTTTTTACAGTATAATTTAACCGGCGCAATACCATCGTCCGGGAATGCCCGACCAACACATCCCAACAATAATGAAAAATCTTTGGCCGAACCGAGTCTAACTTCGTTCAAAAGTTTTGCAAAATGTGGCTCGTCGTGTTGACGAACAATCTCCGTCAAGTGAATTGTCTTAACCCCCGCGTCCTTCCATGCCTGCGAGTCGAATGCAAATTCCTCGTTCTGATAGTTCTTGAATACTGGCGGAAGTTGCATGAAATCTCCGACAAATACAACTTGCATACCACCGAATGGTTTCTCTTTATTTCTGATGAATTGGCATACAATATCAAGCTTATCTAGCAGATTAGACTGCGCCATTGATATTTCATCAACAATCAAAACCTTGGAACTTTTTATACGGTCTACGGCTTTCTTGTTTTCCGATACTTTATCCAGCAAATCCATGCCGTCTTCTTCGGCCAATCCCATTCCAGACCAAGAATGGAGTGTGGTTCCTCCTATATTTAGTGCCGCCACGCCAGTTGTTGCGGTCTTTCCATAAAATATGGAATGTAGGTCCAAGAACTTGAATAACAGATTCACACAGAACGATTTGCCTGTTCCAGCGGGGCCGGTAAGAAAAATATTGCGGCCAGAGAAAAAATCCTTAAAGAACTTTTGTTGAAGCTTCGTCAGGCTTTTATATTCGTCCAGTTTCTTGAACGAATCGAACATGCTTAAGTTGATTTTTGCCATAATGTGAACAAATCATACGCCAATGTCCACAGATGTCAATACCAATGTCCACGGATATTTGCCGATATCAAAACCTGAATACTAACATAACATCGTCCAATTGCTCATTTATCCAACGTCTATCTATCACAGTTGGCACCGGCGTCACTCTCTCCAAGAAATATTCTATGTTATTGTGTACCTCAAAGATATCTTCGATGACATATAATCCATCCGACTTCACTCTATTTTTCAACAGATTGTATATCTTGACTTGAGACTCTTTTTCGTGTGCTCCATCGTCTATAATAATGTCAAATTTTGTGTCTTGTAGATGTTGTTGAAACAATCCCGGACTTCCGGCGTCGAACACATACGCGTTTATGTTCTCTTCCGGTGGAAAGTCGTCAAATGACTTAACAATATCAATTCCATATACGCGAGTTTCTGGATTATTGAAGAATCTACGCCACATCATCAAACTGCCGCCTCTATTTACGCCTATTTCGAGGATATTTATCGGCTTGTCTCTAAATTTACCGAATAGTATGTCGTAGAATTGGGCATAAGTGTGCCCCGGCCCACCTTCAATTGGTCCATACGCACCAGCACCCTTATCCGTGAGTCGAGTTGGGTATTCTTTTATTAACTTATCATATATTTGTTGAAGTGTTTCCATAGTTTAATATTTTAGCGGGATTGAAGCATTGCTTTGCATGACAATTCCCATGTAAATAGTCGAAAGATTTTGTTCGGTGTATCCCTGATACTTTAGTTCGTGGTATTGTGCTCCATAATGAAACACTTTGAACAGTGGTTCAATTGGCAGCATGTGCTTCTCGTATGTCATCAACCATTCGCCATACCAAGAAAATTCGCTCGGTACAATTCTTATAACATCACTCATTGTTAATTTATTTGGGACGAGGTAATTGTCTTTAAATTGTTTCCAAATGTTACAGTTCCATATAACCGGACTGGGACCAAAATCATAATATCTCCCAACTCTCCCGAACACATCCATGACTTTTTGTCTACATTCCCCAAAGCTTATTGACGGGTCAAATCCTAATAAGTGGGCCTTGTTGCAGGTCCAATTGAACAATTCTTTTTGCTCGTGCATTACAACGTAGGGTTCTCCATTCGGAGCAATGAAATCTTTTACATAGAACGGGCGTATGAAATAACTATCGCTGTCTAACACTAAGTAATTTTCACACACGTCTATTTTCCAGAGCGAACTTTTCACAATTTGTTGACTTGTCCAATCTTCTACTCCGGATTGTCCGCATATACTCTCGTCCGATATTATGGTGTACCCGGAAGAACCCAACGCTTGTTTGAAAATGCCAATGTCATTGTTTGGACATGAGATATAGAAAGGTATATTATCTCTATTATATTTTTGAATACTTTCAAACAGAACTTTGATTCGATTCACATCCCCCCTGTATGATTTACAATACAATACTATTTTATTCATTTTAATATACTTAACATATTAGAGAAAACTGCGTCGGTTGTCAATCTTTCTTTCGTATATTTTAAAAATTTATCAGCTAATGTATAGTATAAATCGTCCGACAATTCCCCAGATTTTACCATAAGGTTCGCCTCGCGGCACAAATCCTTTGGAAAGTCCGCGAGTGTTCTTGCTGGGCAACCGTCGATATCTGGGAAGTATGGAACACATCCGTTCATTAATATTTCATAATGTCGCATACAATCCCACCCACCCTTTTTATGAGTCAATGCAAAATACGACTTTTGATAATCTGCATAATAAGAAGATTCTTCGGTAAAAGTATATGTCTCAATTTTTCCGGGAATCACACTCCCCCATTCTTGTGTCTTGATGGGAACAGAATTCACAATCTTCTCTTTCGGGGCACCGAAACTTATCGGTCTGACCCAATATCCACCAACGTCCAGTTCACGCTTGAACAGAGTTACGGTATTTGGATTTTGATGTCTTATTTGCTGACCATCCTCGCCATCAACTATGAATATCTTTTCTTTGGGATAGTGCGCTATCACCTCGTTTACATAATCGTCACACCGAGTAATTGACCCATATATTATGTAATCAAAGAATCTGGCTGATATTTTATCTCGGATATCCTCTCGGTCTATTTTTATGTCGTCTAGGGTACCATGTAGAGTGAATCCTCTACCATAACTATTGCCACCATCCGGCACGCGTGTATTCCAGAACTTAACCTTTTCTTTCTTATACATGTACCAAGGAAAATTGGCATCAACAAAATTTTCTCCCAATACACTTCTCCCCCCGTGAATAATAGTGTCCGACTGGTAGTCCGGCAAATCGCCTTTGGATATAAATAAAACCTTCATTTTCTTTCAAATAGGAAATTAGACTGCACCAATTGATTGTCTATGTACGTTGAATCGCACATATCAGTTATGCTATAGCCACGGGCGTATAGGTGGTCGGCGACTTCCTTGAACATTGGAGCCCCGTCGTTACAACTCACGAATGACACTTCCAAGTAAATCCAACGAATAGACGGCAAAAGTTTTTCCGCCCCATCCAGCACAGACAGTTCCGCCCCTTGTACGTCCATTTTCAAAAACTCTGGCACTATTTCGGGCGGAACTATATAATCCAGTCGATACATTGGGAGTTCTATTACTTTGGCATTAGAAAAGTGAACGGTATTCTCTTTAAATATAGAACATCCCGTAGACACCGGGTCATCCGGGTTTGTGTAAAATTTTACACTTTCCACGTTCTCTCGTCCTAATAGACACGGCACGAATTCAATTCCCCTTGACTCTAGGATTGGGATGCAATTTGGATTCGCCTCAAATGATATAATTCTGCTGTCGGGGAATGCCGACCGCATCATCTCGTTGGTTTCCCCAAAATGGGCACCAACGTCAAACAATACCTTCGGGTAGTTTCCTCTGGACTTAAGACGCCCAAGTAAATGTATAAAATAATTCATATAGTTGATTCCAATAAAAGCTTATCTAAATTTTCTACATTATTAGAACATATTTCTCTCATGTTATTGCTTATTTTAGCATCTGGCCAGTCCCACCACTTTATTTTTAAAAGTTTTTCTATAGATTCATCAGAAAATCTTTTTTTAATAAGCTTGGCTGGATTTCCTCCTACGATTGTATACGGTTCTACATTTTTTGTTACAACCGATTTTGCAGCTATTATCGCACCATCTCCAATAGTCACACCAGACATAATTGTAGAACCAAATCCAATCCAAACGTCGTTTCCAATAATAACATCACCATTCGAAGTCAACACTCCTTTTCCGTCCGAGCCCTCGGGTCCAAATTTATTAAAAATATTATTTTGCCCATCCAATCCAAACTTGTATGTCGAAAATAAATCGCTTCTATGATTTCCCCCAAGAAATATAGTAATATTATGTGCTATACTACAAAAACCACCAATAATTAACTGAGAGTTGGACCCGTAATCCCTAGCATCAATAAATTCTGTACCATATGTGTATTTACCAACAATCATTGTATTATAATTTCCTCCCCAAAAAACACTACGCCGGTGCCAGACCCATGCCCAACACACGTAAAGTCGGATTTATTTGAATCGACTTTTGTCCAAAATTCTTTCATTCCACCATTCAAATGAATATCATCAAATATAATTGTTCCGGTATATCCCAAGCCCTTCACGAATTCGTAGAAGCGGAGTTCGTCTTTTCCATTATGTGGTGAAATGTCATATAAAATAAAATTCGACGATAAAATCAACTCCTTGGATTCCGTGTATATGTCCTTAATCTTAAATTCTATATTTGGAATATCGGAAAAGTCAACATCGAGTTGGTTAACTATATTGTATGATATAACTTTGTTGGTTGGATTTGTACTCAGCGCAAGTGCCGATGCTCCTTTGTATGTACCTATATCCAATATAATAGAGTTTCTATTCATCATACTCAACGCGGTCAATAATCTATAATGCTCCATTCCAATTGCGCTGGAATAATACATCGCCATTTCGGATAGATGTTTGTCGATATGCGAACTCTTCATTGGAAGGCTCGATAAAAATTGTTTTGCTAATATCATTTGATAAATATAGTATTAAATCTCTCTATTACATTCGCAGGAGAGAATCTGGTTGAGTAACAATCCCAGTCTATATCTCTTACATACTCTTTGTCAATCTGTAATAAGTATGAAAGTAATTCTTCCTCGTTTTTATATGTTATTGCTTTTTCTCCCAAAATATGTAAATGGCTGCGCATATACCACCAATACGGAGCATCATAAGTCAAAATCGGTTTATTCATCGAAGAGAATTCTGCCACCGCCAACCCAAATGTCTCACCGTCGGACCTACCATGAATCATGGCATCGCAAGTGCTGATAAAATTACCTTTAAATTCCAATTCTGGTTGAAATGGGATGAATTTGGCTCTTGGGTGGTCGATGAATGGTTTGGTGTTAAGAAACACTGTATAAAGGTCTTGGCGAGCATTCAAAGCTGACTTTATAGCAGAATGCACGAATGGTAGATCAAATTGCTCGTAGCCGCCTAATCTTCCAACAATAAACGCGGTTTTTGGAATACCAAGTTCGTGGTGCAATGTGCTATTAGTCTTTTTTATATCAATTATATGAGGAACCCATAGTTCTTTTTTATAATATTGTGCCAGCCATTCACTTACTCCCGCATACACGGAACCATGAGGCTCTCTCATGTCAAACACACAATGTATCGCAGTTTTACAGTTGGTCGGACATATTTTATCAATGTTTCCGGCCTTTGTCATATATAATACATCTATTTTTTCCTTGTCTACCAGACACTCTAGTTCCGATACATTTTCGTACATTGAATATCCAAACTTTGAGAACTTATCCATAGGATGAGTGGACTTCGGTTTCGATGTTATAATATGAACATCATATCCAAAATAATTCTTCAATGCGCTTGCATAATCATAAATAACCGTGCTATTTCCCCTGTGGTCGAGTTGGTTTGCGTGCAGACCTATCTTCATTTTACCAATTCTCTATAATATTGAATTACATGGTCAATCGACGGACCGAGCAAATCTTGATTTACGACATCAAGCTTGACTTCGTCTTTCCAGAAGAACTGCAATTCTAGATTTTCAGGTCGTGCCGGATTACTTTTTGTCCACGATTCTATATAGTCAGAATTTTCCAAGAAAGATTGCTTAGGATAACCTTTAAATTTTCCATCTTTTACCTCGTATACCCAACGATGGTGAATGAATCCTCGCCAGTGTCCTTCGTGCCTATTGAGTTCCCAGAACTTACTTGGAACTGCTATGAATCCTTCCTTGGCTATTCTAGAAAACATGTTACATACCATAACCGCAGAAGATATATCTTCAAGAGTGTGAGTGCATGTCAAAAAATCAAATTTTCCATGTTCTTTAACATAATCCAATATTTCATCCCAAACGGTGAAGTCTGATATATTTCCTGTAAATTGTTTAATATTTATATCATATTTTTGGATGTCAACTCCGTGCGTGGCATATTCTCTAGTCCATGCATTGGCACATATTCCAACATCAATCAACGTAAAGTTTGGGGTTTTATCCCTAAGATTTTTGATGTAATCGAGTGGGAATTTTCTCTCTATTTTTGTTATTTTTTCGTTGTATATCATAAATTAAAATGCCCAATCTTTTAACACTTTACCGTGCTCCGCCAGCCGTGTAACGATGGACAGAATCCTCTGCTTTCTAGAATTATCCATACCGTCCCATCCCGGATGCCACTCATTGTAAATACATTCAATTTTATTGAGTAGATGTGGATTTTGTATAAGCGATTCATATATGTCATACTCCGCTCCTTCACAATCCACTTTCATTGTAATCGTATCTCCTTCTGGTATAAATTTAGATATGAAATCCGATATAGATACGACAGATGCCAATATTTGATATCTTGGATTTGGGTCAATAGTTCCACCAACATCCTTGAACAATGAATCCGATACCGTATTATTCACCATTTCATAGAATGGAAGCAATTCTGTCTTGCCGCCCACGCCAAACGGACATACTATTACTTGATATAGATTAGAAGCAATCCTCGCGTTCATCAGTAATGCATTAAAGTGCTGAGGAGATGGTTCAAAACACCATACGGTGCTTCCATGATATTTAGGGTTATTATTTAAAAATAACCCGAAAGTGTTTCCACTGTTTGCGCCAATGTCTAAGAAGTGATGTGCCATAAGTTTATCCTTGTCCCATATTGGCCTTTATTGACCAATTTTTGTTGTAAAATTCGTTTTGTGCTCTCTGCCTGTCAATCGTTTTATCGTGTATTATTGACCATTCCACATCTTTTGGAAGATGTGCCACAATAGATGCTCCCACAATTGTTTCGTGTAATGATTTTTGCCATTGTATCTTTAAACTATTTTTATAAATGCGAGATTGATAGTCTCCTCCATTGCCCCAATTTATAATAGGTAAGTCACCAAACTCTGGCAGTCTCATCATGTGCCATCCCCAGTTTCTGGCATCATCGTCTGTGGCACCTCGTACAATATTGACTCTTGGAACTCTATACAATTCAACCGTTGGATTCGACTCTATCAACTCGTGCATATTATTTAATAGTACCGGATACAAATATTCGTCTGCGTCACATTGTACAATATAATCACCCACGCAACGCTTACTACCATAGTTCTTGTGATCTGCAAAGTTTTTGTTTAGTGCATGTTGAACCACGGCGAACCCATAACTTTTTGCTTTATCCAAAATTTTTATGGTGTCTGGATTGTCGGAGAAATCGTCCAATATAACAACTTCATCGTTTGGAGTAACAAAGTCGATATGAGTCTTGAGCTTCTCAATCAGTTGAAGAAGCTCAAGTGTCTCGTTGTGAACAGTCACTAAATAACTGATTTTCATCCTGTGACTGGTGCTGTTGGTGTAATTTTCTTGAACTTTGGAAGAGTAATTGCCACTTTCTTTTCAAATGTCGGCAAGTTCTTGTTCAAAATGTTCATGAACACTTCGTTTCCTGCTTCAAGTGTAAACTTTTCACTGTTTTGTTGCCGCAGCTTCTCGGCCTTTGGAATATAGTTAATATAATTAGTGAACATGTCTTCCAACTTTTGTGCCGCAACGCTATAGTTCACATTGAACCATCTTGCCTCTTTTATCAGCCATTCATTGCATGCGCTAGGCGGTATATTTCCAAGAGTCCCCGGCAGTAGATTTGCCAAGTCTTGAGGCAAGAAATCCACATGTCCGCTCCAATTGGTAGTCAATAGCGGCTTTCCACTTAAAGTGGATTCCAACAATGGACGCCCGAATCCTTCACCGTGAGTGAAACTCACGTGATTTTTAATCTTCGGATGATTGTATAAACGATTCAATTCTCCGGGAGTCAACTCACCATGAATCAAATATATGTTGGGCAAATCTCCGGACAACGGCTTTCGAATGTCGTCAATTTTCTTTAATATTTCCGCCTTATCCATCTTGGAGAATGTAGCTCCGCTGGTCTTCAACACCAATGCTGGCTTATTCTTTTTGTTCTTGAATACTTCACTAAATACCTTTACCAACATACCAATATCTTTGCGGTCCGCTCCTAGCTCACCTTGAATCCAGTGTCCAACGAACAAATAACAAAAATCTTCTGGAATAGCATTGATTGCAATATCTATTTCTGGAGATGGTTCTGAGGTTTTCTTATATATCGAGGTATCTACTCCCTCGAATGCCACTTCAATCGGTCGCGTGACCGATATTTTTTCTTCCTGTCCATTGTCGTGTCTCTTATTATAGATAGTATCTAAGAACACAGACTTCGTGAAGTTTGAAGGAACCACTGTTAAATTCATGCGATTTATTCCCTCGATCCATTCGGCCTTTGGTACGGTACTTTCGATACCAGCTGTGACGCCAATATTATACTTTCCAATTGGTTTGAACTCGTTGGGAATAGATACTTGAATAAATAACTCTGGCTGTGTCGCCAAGTTGTTTATAATTCTTCTCTTGATTTCTTTTACCATTGGTACAGTTTCATCATCAAGCATTGTGTTAGGGCATGCGCCCCAACGCATAGGAATGATCTTTACATCAAACTTGTTACTGTTGATTAATGCGTCACAAATAGAAAAAGTGTGGTCGCCATAACCACTCCGAGAAGCCACTGGTCCTTGGATCACGCATACAGGTTTTATTTCATTACTCATAGTTTTATATTCGAATTTGTTTCTGTTATTATTCTATACATTAGATTGTTTGTCAAGCAGTATTACTCTGGTATTTTTTACTTTCCCGTTGGTCGCGTCGTTGTCCCATTAGCCGATAGTTGGTCTTCACTCTTTATTTCATAAAATGCAAATGGTAATCTACCGGTATGCATCTTTGATCCTTCTTGTCCCTTTAGAATTGCTCTTCCCGTTAATATATCCGAACAGTCCCAAAAACTCCACATTGCAAATGGACTGTTTTCATTCTCCCACTCTTTCATTTGTCGCATTGTGGGATTGTTTGGATACGCCAACCCGGCTCCGCATTCACAGCGGGAGCGGGCGGCATACCTCAATTGATCGTCCGTAAACGGCGTTTTCTTCATTTATTATGGAGCCGTGCCGGGAGTATTCTGATCTTCTTGTTCTTGAATGACAGCTTCGATTTCCGCCTCAACATCGTTGATACGGTCCTTGAAATCGGCATTTGCCATCTTCTTTTCCTTCTTGATTTCGGCGAGCTGTTTTGTTAGCTCGTATACTTTTGCTTCTGCTTCGTCTTTAGTTAATGTTTTTGACATAATTTTTTAGTTTAAGTTCTTTGAATTGTATTCTTCTCTTATCGCTGAAAGCTCTCGGTCTCGCTTACTAACTTGGTCCAACCATTGTTTCCGTTGATTATACCCGATTGCGGCGGTTGCATCATAAGTCCGCACACTGTGCCGTTGTCCATCAACCATTTTTATTGTGATGGGGGATTGTGCAGTTCCGGCAACATGATTTACATTTCGAATGAAACGCTTGCGCAATCTATAATATCTAATATTCCACCAGACTCCCATCACCCACTCTTTAATTCTCCCCGGAACACTTCTAGTCGATGATTTCATACAATTTATATTTAATTAAACAATTTCCACGATTACCGATTGCAACATGAGCGATATGGTCGGCATATATTCCCTCGCCACGTCCCACGTCTCCGTCACCTCATTCTCGGAAGACTTCTTAATTGACGCGTATTCCAAAAAGAACAGAAACACAATATTGCGAGTGTTGTTCTCCAACTGTTTCTCGTATGTGAGGTTATCATCAATAATCCACCGGTCTCCCGCCGCAATCTCCATTGGTCGAGTCGATTTCAATGGATACGTTTTGTTCATGTAGTCCAAAATTTCGGATTTTGGCCCCTTAAATTCTATTTTGCGCTTCCGCATCATAGTCGCAAACTCTTCATCGTTCATCATTGGTTGTTTCATACTACTTTAATTGTATTTGCTCAATACTACAGCTTTATCTATCTTTGGCAAGATAATTCCGAGTTGATTATTAGGCATAGTATGTCCGACGTGCTCGTCGTGGCGATGTAGATTAAATCTCTCGCGACCTTTCCAGTTTGCAATCATAGAGTCTAGACCGTCCGCCATCTTTTCACACATGCTCTCGGAACTTAATCCACCATCTCCACTCAGCCAATCACGTCCAGCCTCACCGCATTCTTTACGCTTTTCTCTGCCCAAGATATACCAATACATCATCGCTTCGGCGCAGTCTTCCCATCTAGCGTAGTCTGCGATAATGTATGGCGTCGGAATGCTACCTTGCAACATTCTGGCTCCCGGATATATTGGGGTTACCCATTTACCGTGATTTTTATATCTACCATCGTGGTTACTGCCCCAACTCTCATTGAATTCCACTGGCTTACCGTTGGCGTCTGTAAACCCGCATTGATCTTGCAAACCCCCGGTTACAGAAACTATAATCGGCGTGCCAGCCGCAAGACTTTCTGCTGTGGCTATTCCAAATCCTTCATTGTCGGAGAGATTTACCGTTACGTCTGCGATATTATAATATTGATTCAACCGCTCCGGGGCAATCTTATCCGTGCTAAATACTACGTCATATTCTTTACAAAATGCTTCCTTCACTGCTAGCAGATCGGTACCAGCTTCATCTATCGGGTGTGTATGCATGAGCAACACACATTTGGCCGCTTCTTCTTTTGATAGGTTATCGCAGAAATTGCGATAGGCCAACATTATCGTGGAAGTTTGCTTGCGACGAATGTTTCTATTATTATAGAAAATAACGTAGCTATATTCTTTCTTTAGAATTTGCTTCTTAACTATATCAAGCTCCTTTAGCTCCGCCTCTGTGACGAGCGGTCTGAACATTTTCGTGTTCATTCCATGTGGAACATAAGTCACCGTGGTCGGTTTGTTTAGATTGGAGCCAAGAACTCCCTTTACGATATTCTCGGTCTGCTTACTGATACAACCTATCCAATCGCAACTCTCATAATAAGGTCTATTATACATAGGATATGGTAGGTCGTCCCATATACTATAAAAGCCAATAGGTAGCTTTTGACGCAACTCACGCTCGATTTGATATAACCAAATCCAGAATCTAGGGTCTGTAAAATGTAGGAGAGCATCGGGGTTTTCTAGTTTTATAACTTCATTTAATACGTCTGAGTTGCCGTACCCATCAATAGGGTATAGTCGCACATAAGAGTCCGTTAATCCGGTGGTTGCATTTGTGGCGGCATCGAGATTAAAAATCTTACCTTTGTCTGGGTGCTGAACGCTTCCGGCCAATTGTACCCAATTATATTTATGAGCAAGACCAGTGACAAATTCTCTAGCCATTGTGGCAATACCAGAATGCATACGCAAATCGTCGCATAATAGTATTATTTTTTTTCTATCTTTTTGTGGAATATAATCTTTTACCATATAATTTTCGTATTATGCTTTAATTTTTGCGTTTGTCAACTTATAATTAAAATGCTGATCCACTGCTTTGTAATGCAGATTCTCCGTCTACCTTCTTTTTGAATTCGGGGTCGTTGATATAAAGATATACGCAACGATTGACCAATTTTTGGAGCGTCATTCCGCTACTTACACCAGATTCTTTGAATAGGGTATATTTGTCCTTGAACACATGGACGGAAGTGAAGCTAGTTTCGTGATTTGATTTTAATTTCATAGTATGATATTTCCTATATACATATATATGAAATTAGATTTTCCATATATATAAAAATCAAACTGGCGGCAATTCTTTAAACTTTTTTATAATATCGGGAGTTGCTTCCATCAAAAATGTCTCGGTTCCAATCTTTCCTACCAATCCAAATTCGGGGTCGGTGTTTAATTCTTTGGACAACGATTCAATGTCTGCTTGTGTGGGAGGTTCCGCATATCCGCAAAAATGCAGAATTGATAGCGTGGGTGATTCTTTTTCGCCCTTTAATGTATATGCAATGATACCGTAATTGATGGTCATGTCAGCCTTCCTTTCCGTTACAATACAATTCTCCCTTTTCATTCTTGTGGGTCTTGAAAAAGCAATATTTACAATTCTTTTTTGCTTTGCCGGGAGTTTTAGGAAACGCCCCGTCTTTGTTATAATTTCCTTGGTCGTCAAATCCACTTTTTATAAAATCTAAAAACGATGCCTCAACTTCGGCCATGCTCTTTTTTCCGTCCGGTGGAGATATACGTTGAATGCGTTGTTGTGGGAACGTCACATCCTCCATCAGCTTGCGTTTAAGCACAAAGAATTCAACTTCTATCTCGTCCATCGCAACTTTGAACGTTTGGCTGTAAAACCGTTTATACAGCAATAGCTGGTCAATCTTGGTTCGGTCAACCTTCTGGTACTTATTCCATCCATTGGTTGAGGTCTTAAAGTCCAATATCAATATTTTGTTGGTCTGTTTATCCTTGAGCACAATATCCAAGAATCCTTTATATAACAGAGTTGATTTTCTCAGTGGGATTTCCAACGGAAGCTCAATGCCTACCAGTTCGTATCGCTTGGACGGGAAATGTTTTGTTCTGGTGGAATAGTCGAGCATGTGATTGAGTATCGTTTTTCCGTCCGATTCAAATTCTGATATGGTTGCCTCAGTCACTAATTTCAGCGATTTCAATTCTTCTTCGGATAGCTTCTCTTGTTCCGGTGTGGCAATCTTCAATTGCAGTAGTTCTTTCTTGTATCCCTTCTTAAACTCTCCAATTGTATCAAATTCATCCGCCTCCGGCGCTCCCACAGTATATAGAATCTTAAGATACGCTTGAATCGCACCATGAATGGCAGTTCCAAATACTGTGTGTATGGTTGAGTCGTACGGAGAAAGTTTGTCGATGTACGACAACTTCCAATCTTGGGGACATTTCAACCATTTAGCATACTGGCTAAAACTGACATGTTTTTGCTTCTTCTCCGCGACTACTTTTGTAGGTTCGGGTGGAGTTGCAGCGTCTTCTACGAGGAATTCTTCTGTTGCCATATTCAATCACAATATACCGATAATCTTTGGTGTCAAACGAAATACGTTTATATTTATCTTAAATACAGTATAATAATGTCAAATCAAACTTACACCCACGTTTTGCAGCAATCCGGGATACTAAAAAATTTCTCTGTTGCTAAGATTGTCAAGAAAAATGATATAGACGAGTTGAAAAAATTAATAAAGACAGTCGCGGCGAGTGAGGACGAATATAATCAGTTACTCAAAGAGGAACTGGATAAGTTGTCTGATATGCACGATGCGAATAATCCTATCCCCGGTATAATATACCCGTCGGGTGGAGCAAAACTTGACAAAAAAATTATCGGAATATCCGAAAAATTTTGTCAAAGTATTAAATCGCAAAAGTTTGATACCCGTCAACTTGCTATGTTAATTACCGCTATTATACACAACTTAAAATTAACACAACAAGATTTCTTAAAATTGAATGAGGAATTTGACAACGGAGAAGATTCCGACGAAGATTCCGACGAAGATTAAACCAGTCGGGATTTAAATATAAACTCGTCTACGTGGGCTACTAGGGACGGAGCAAATGTCAGTTGTTCCATAGTTAAACCGTCTACGTTTTCCCATTCAACGACGCGATCAGCTTTGGCTTTTACCTTTGGGTTATTCTCTTTTTCGTGGTCATTGGCTGGTTGCACATAGTATCTCAAAGTTCTATCCCCGATTGCATTTAGAATGCTCGGCCTGCTCCACCGACTCACGTGCACCACAAGACCATGACACTCTTGTTTGACCCAATTGATTTCATCACGCTCGTAGAAGTCATAACGAACGTCGGTAACAATACAAAAATCGGCGGTTGACGCTTTCACTTGTTTATCTATAATATCTACCCAATATCTTCCATTGGTCTGCTTTCTTTTTGCATCGCCATACCAAACAAGCAATGGCCGAATTAAAATCTTTTCCTCTGGTATTTGCGTGAACGCGGTCACTCCGAGTTTCTCTACACAAAACGCCTCACAGTCCTCTTTCAATGCGTCCGCAAACGCAAACCTATCTACCGTTTTTCCCGCCGCCTTCAATTGATTGGTTAATATAGAGGCGAAGGTGTCTTTTCCAGCCCTTGCCACGCCTCCTATCCCAATTACACGTTTATTACTCATATATCAAATGGTACAGAGCACACGAATAACGTCAAGTTATAATTAACTCATCTGCTTGTTTGTCTGAATATCCGTACAATTTTACTATCGCCCGCAAATCCTCTTGGGTCAGGAGTCCAATATACTGCAACACATTTCTCTCACATTCTTTAAAATGTATACAAAGCAATGACAGCAAAGATTTATTATATTTTTCCGCTGTGTTTTTTATATATGGATAATATCCCCGGCCTCGCGGCACTGTCTCCGAACACAGTCGATAGAAATCTTTAGGCTCTAACTTATCTTGGTATGATTGCATATCATTTATCGTTTCTACCAGCAATGGTTGCATGCTTAAAAATCTGCATACCATATAATTACTCCAAGTCTTTTTATCCGTTTCAGACAGAGTTTCAAAGTATTTAGGATTTTTTCCCACACGGATTTCATTGAGGTGATCAAATAAACTTTTAGTCTTTGGTTTTTTGTCAACTTCATTTTTTATTTTTGCCATATTATTTACCAACTATACAATAGTGCGGATATATGTCAACAAGATGTTTGTTATAAATAGCATTTTCCTGCGTTTTTCTTTTTTTATTTTATATTTATTCACATGGGAAGAAAATCACATAACAAAACCTACGAACAAGTTCTTGAAGAAAGTCGTGTTCGCGCCAACAAATATTATCAACTCCACAAGGAAGAGATAAAAAAGAAAAAGTTACAAAAATACTATGAACTAAAAAACAAAAAATGAACTACCCCGAAATATATCACCGAATAGTTGAAAGAGCAAAGTCGAGAAGTCCAAACGAAGATTTGTATGAACAGCATCATATAATACCGAAATGTTTGGGAGGAAATGATGAAGGTGAAAACATAGTATCACTCACACCCGAAGAACATTATGTATGCCATCAACTTTTGGTAAAAATATATCCAGACAATCGCAATATCTTGTTTGCTGCCAATATGATGTGTACGGCGAATGGGGGTCAAAAAAGGAATAACAAACTTTATGGATGGCTTCGCAAAAAACTATTCAAGCGGGTTCATTCAACTTGTGATTATTGTGGAAAACTATTCAACGTTACAGAAAGCAGACATAATAAAGAAAAAACAAAGTTTTGTAGTTTTTCTTGTTATAGAAAATCGGTTGAATCAACAACAGAATACTATACATCTGATTGTGTAATATGCGGGAAAACATTTACTATTCCATCATCTCATAATAAAGTAAAAACTCAAAAATGCTGTTCCAAACCATGTGGAATAAAACTAAAACAAAAAAACGCAAGAATAGATATTCAGTGTAAAATGTGTGGAAAAACAAAAAATATAGAAAAGAATAGGTATAAAGGACCAAATGAAGATCATTTTTGTGACCGACAATGTTTCAATCAATACAAAAAAGAAACAGCGTATCTAACTTATAAATGTATTTGTTGTGGGAAAGAAAAAACTGTATTGAAGTCTTGGAATAAAGGCGGGAAGTTTTTGTTTTGCGGGTCTTCTTGCCATACAAAATACAGGCACAATCACAAAATTCCCAAATCTGAACCGATCAATCTCCCCACACGCGATGGGCTTCGTGGATAGTTTCCATGCCATCATATTCTTCAATTGTATATTCAATACCATCTGGTATGTCAACAACCTTTAGTTCTGCGGCAGAACCATTTGCTTCTTCGCCCAACTCTTCAACAACTTGGACAAGTAATGGGTCGGCTCGGTCACGTGGGTGATTGTCCAAACGATATTTGCTATAATTTTCATTTGTTGGATTGTCTGTACTAAAAGCAACCCAGAACAAACCCTCTGGGAATTCGCCATCAAATGGAACATACGCATGCTTTCCATCGACATACTTGGACTGAAAAAAGTGGCACTGTTGTCCACGTTTGTCTGCGAGCCATTTGACTGCTTTGGGTGAAAGACTAAATCCACCATAACATTTGCTTATTACAATTTTCATTTTACCCACACGCGTTTGTCATATTGCACGAATATTACTATACCAAATGGGTTCTTGGCGTTTGACCACCTACCATCCTTGTCTTTTTGACTTGTCATTTTTATATAAGATGCACGGTCTTCGAGTCCAATTGGGTTGGACAAAAAGAATTTATTTCCGGCATCAAGCTTTCCAAATTCTACCATTGTTGGACTATCCGAGTTTGTTTTCATTTACGTATAAATTATCAATGTTTATGTTTAGTTTTTTACAAAGCTTTGTAAGAGATTTTAATTGGTCACTCAGTTCGACCACGTCTCTGTGATTGAACTTCGTCCGGGCGAGAAGTTCTCGTCTCTTCAGACAATTTATCTCGGGCGTCAATTCCTTTTTTGATTCCGATACTAGCCAGTCTATGCTGGTGTTGCTCGACCCGATGTAATTTTGAATTATATTCCCTAAGTTTTGCATTTAATTTTTGTTGTTCAGTACTTGTTTTTTTTATATTGTCGAACGCAACCTTCAACGTGTCTGTGATTGCATTTCCCGACTCTACAAACTTGATGTTATATTTCTCAAACTCTTCGGATATTCTCCGTTTTAGTTGTAAATATAGATAAAAAAGTGCTGCCAAAATATCGAGTAGGATTATATCAGCTAACCAGACGCTTGGCAGTTGTATTGCCGCAAAGATTGTAAATCCCAGCAACGCGCCAGATATGTAGTATTTTATATTGCTATTCATATAATAAGAAGTGTCGCAATCATATTGCGACACTTCGTGGTTGTCAATGTTATTCTACTTAAATGCTTAACTTCGGCTCTCGAACCTCTGTTACATTGTCCATGAAATAAACCCAACTTGGATGATGTGCAATATTTATTGTTGCGCTGACAGGAATTGACTTTGGTGCATATGGCTTGCGAATAAGCTTTAGACCAGCCTGCTCGGGTGTTTTATCAGCCTTTTTACTGTTGATATCTTTATGACACCACACCATGTTTTCAAACGTGTTTTTGCCACCTTGAGCACGTGGAATAACATGGTCAATGTTGCCATCTTTCCAAGACAGAACTTTTCCTGTGTATTGGTCTATGCCACCATCACGCTTGCGAATGGCTTCTTTTGTAGGACGAGGCTCAACCATAGGCATTTTGCCATAGTTGGGCTGAATAATGACCCGTGGAGCACGAATGACCATATTGGCAGTGTGAATTGCCAGATCATAATCACGCACAGGCAATGTTTTCCACACATCCCAACCAACCGGAATTGTGCTTGTTGGATTGTCCCAATCAACATTGCCATCGGCACCAACGGCAAAGTCCATGTCGATGGCAACGGCTGGCGGATTATTGCCGCTGTCTCCGCCAAGCATAGAGATTAGAGCATCTTTGACAGTCTTGGTTCCAAGAGCCATCCAATTTGCATTTAGAGATAATACTGGTTGATTGATAACATTCATTTTTATAACATCCTTTATACACCTATAACTATGGTGTGCTTTTTATAAAAAGTCAAGACTTTTCTTACACTTTATGTAAGAACTTTGACTTGAAGGTATGGATCAACATCGACCTCCATATCGCCGTCGAACAAGACGATGGTTTTGTTTCCTTTATTCACGATAAGTGACACTGTTAGTGTTTTACCTGATGAACTAAGCACTTTGTCACCAATAACCAATCGCTTTGCTGCTTTTTCAACGTAGTTTTGTGTTTTTGTCATATAGTATAAATATCAGCAAATATATTCCCATTCTGTATTTAATCCAGATATAAATGCGTCCGTTACCGATTCTGTTTTTGGAAAATAAACAGCATAGTGTGCTTCATATTCCCCTGCCAATCCACCGCCGCCGGTTTCAATTTTACAAACGCATGGATATTCAGTCGGATATTTCTTTGGTTTATAACCGGATTTACTATAATAGTAAAACTTATTAAATTCTTCTTTGCTGTTTATAATTTTCATATTATGCGTACCATTTTGCTCCATTGCATTTAATTCTAACGACGTTACCATCTTTAGATGCCAATAGCAATGCATTTCCATCGCTGACATCGCTTAAATCGCACGCACGAAAATCGTTAATAGTGTCGCCCCATAATAGTTCTGGTCCAAATATACCAACACGACCAACAAGCATATATTTTCTACCGTCTTTTTGGCGTTGCTTAGGTTTCATTTTATGTTTAATAATATGTTTTTTAGCATAGTTGACTCCGCAAAAGTCAATCCATTTATTTCCTTTGTATAGATTTACAAATCCATGACTGATTGGTGCAATCTTGGTCGTGCATTCTTTAACCGTGCATATTCCATGAAATGGGTCGTTAATTTTATTTTTCCAAGTTTTCATAGTTTTTCCCATTTTCCGATTGTTCGTAAAAAAGCCTAGGCTCGTTGGGCTGCTGTCGCGCTATAAGGAGTAACGCATATTTCAGCGAGGGTTGTGGTAAATCTACCATATCCCTTTTGCCAATACTCTTGGTTAATGATGCCCTTGTATAGCACCTTCTCCGCCTCATGCATAGCGTTCAAATCATTGAGATAATCTGGAATATCCTGTTCATGCACTTGAAAAGAGTTCGTTGGGTCGTCAAACCACATGCTATCGTCTGATTGTCTAGTCCATCTACACGCTTCCGCAATAGCAATTCTTTGTTTATTTGGATTCATAAAAATAGAATAGGGCTTGAACTATGTAAAGTCAAGCCCTATGTTTTTGAACGTGTGCGCGAGTATAAAGAATGTTCTGAATGAAATCAAGTTCGGCTTGCATTGCAGCCCAAGTCTGCATCTCTTGTTTCGTGGCCATATCTTCCATCTTTACGTTGCCAGCATCCCAACCACAAATCGCATTGTGGTAAATGATCATGCTCTTGCGCCGTGACTTAAAGTAACGGAGCAAGCGCGGAGTTGCCCACTTGACTAGTTGTGTGCGTTCGGCACCTTGTGATGGAGTGATCATTTTAATACTTGGTATAACAACTTTTTATAATCATCTGCTCCAATGGTCTTGCGGTCCAACATCTTGAATATAATTGCGCTTCTGCCTGTGCTGCCATATGCTTGTAAGATTTCTTTGGCAGCAATATTACGAGCAATATACATACGAGCAGATGCAAACTCAAACAATGCATTCATGATCTTTGATACTTCTTTCATAGCATCACAGATACGCGAAGCATGTCCAGTTGCCATTGTAGCAATTTCAAAATCAAACTTTTCAGTAAGATACTCAAAGAATTCTACATAACCAGTTGGTTCGTGAGAAAGATTGTACCGATCCATAAACCAATCAATATACACATCAATGACTTTTTCTATACTAGAAATTTCGGACTTTGCACGATGTAAAAAAAGATATTGTGCGGCTTTTACTTTACGAATTTGTTGTTCGTTACCATAATATACACACAAACCTTCTTGATCACGCAATACTTCAACCGCCGACTTCATTTCTTCAACAGAGTTGTAAGAGAATGTGCGGGGACGACGCAGCTTAATATCAGATGCAAAATAGTCCAATTGAGATTGGCACATCAAGGAATAATCATTGTGATTGATTACAGCAGTCAAAACCATGTCAGGTTCGTCGCCATAGTTCAATACAATGCGATTGGTTGGACTCAACCATTCCAGTACAAAAGACTCATTGCTAGTTTCTAGCATTTCAAGATATGCAATGAACTTCTTGTACTTTTTGCACAAATAGTCAATCTCATGTCCATTTGCTTGCTTGCGAGCATCAACAGTTCCGCGTGTGCGAATAACAGTCTGGCCCTTGTAGCGAGAAAAAATCAAAGTGGAGCCGTCCAACTTTTCCATCAACTTCGCATCAGTTAGATTAGAAGGAGCAGGAAAAATATCAGGCTTTTCGTCGTAATTGAAGAACTTTTTGAACGAAAGCGAAACAGGATTGCCTTCTTTGTCCCAAAGAGACGAACGATAAATGAGGTTGTCCTTGTTCCAAGAAGTACCAATATGAACTGGCTGGACCAAATAGCATTCATGTTCTCCAATAAAATGTTGATGAACCATGAATGACTCAGGATCAATAGACTGTAGATCAATTTTCATAATGAATATACTATGACAACTTTTTATAAAAGGTCAATATAAATCCGAATCATCAACATTGTTTATTACCGAATCAAGTAGTTTATATATGTCTCTGGCATAAGCGTGAGGGTCAAACTTGTCACCAAAATTTTCCGGCTTCGTCTTGTAATCTTTTAGGTATGCACATAAACAATTCATTCCTGCCCAAGCAGAAATCAAATCTTTGCGTTGTTTTTTTGACAATGGTTTATTTTTCATGATCGATTATAAAATTACCTTTTCTTGTTTTACTTTGTGTATAGCAAGCTCTTTGTGCTTGAACTCGAAGTCGAGGTGTAGATCACTTTTGTAATTAGCATAAATCTCAGGAAGGAAAGTTGGAAAGTCGGCATGAGCACGAGGATTGTTACCGACGAGAGATTCGCTGAAATGGAACAACGGAATAATACCATTCGGCCAAGTGGATACTGCCATTTCAAATGCTTTCTGTTCGCTCATGGCATCTGGATTGCATTTGTGGTGCAGATTATCGAATGTAATCGGAATACTAGTGCGTTTGTAAAGATATTCATGTAGGTTGTATACGGTCCAACTTTTTAGTTTGTCTTCGTTCTCAAAGACAAGTCTACTTGTTACGGATTTTGACATGCGTTTGAGAACTTTTTCCAATCTATCAACAACTTCACCAAACTTGCCGTCATTATAACAGTTCATGTGAATATTGATTGGTGCCTCGTATGATTGTGGCAGTTGAAGCAAATCCATAATCATAGCATGTTGTTCAAGGTCGCGAATAGAGTTTTCGGCAACGCCGTCTTTTGGACTTGCCGGAACAACAAACTGATCGGGATGCATGCTGCAACGTACTTTGTTTTGTCTAATAGTATTGGCACATGCGCTAAACTCGGCCATAATATCTGAGAAATTGTAAAAATCATCAACGGTGAAATTTAGATCGGGATGTGTCATCAGAGGGAACACATTACTACCGATGCGATAATTCCATCCATTTTTTGCGCATTCTTTGATGATGGCGTGGATAGTTTTGATATTGTTCAGCGAACGGTCAGCGAGAATTTTCATTGCTGTTTCCTTGCCCAGTTTAGTATATTGAGCATAAGTCATGACATTGAACTTGACGCTTTGCTCCTGCAATCCTGTGTGAATGCAGCAAAGAGACGGAGTGATGTTAGATGGTAGAATCATGCAATAGATCATGCACTTTTATCTGCGCTTGTCAACAGTACAATAAAAAAAGGACACCAGTTACGGTGTCCTTTTTGATAGAACTAATCGAGTATTAGAACTTTACTGCAATCCCACCCGAAACACTATTTACAGTTGTTCCTGCGGTTAACAAACCGTCGCGGCGTTGAGTAAAGTCAACAGACAGTGTGGCATTCTTTGCATAATAGCCAATACCTGCGCCAACAACAGCATATTGCTTGCTAAATCTATACTTTACAATCGTATCGGCACCGAGATCATTAAAGCCATATCCAATTGCTGGAACAAGCTTTACATGTTGGAAACCAAATGGTAGACGTAGATTTGCTTCTGTGTTATTGGTATGATTCTTTAGGTCTGCGCGATAGCGTGCATCCCAAGTTGCACGGGTGCCGAACAGAGAACCATTCAATAGCGCAAATGGCTCAGTGTTACTTGCAATATTTGATACACTCTTGCTATAAGTTTTATATGTACCGCCCAAAGTCAAATTTGCCAATGGAGATGTAAACTTGTATCCAAGCGACAGGTCAACACGTTTGAACAGTCCAGCACTTGCTGTGTATTTACCTGTTGTTGTGTCTTTGATGGTGTTGAACGTGTTGACGCCAGCAACAAAATTGTATGCTTCTAGCGTAACACCGGCAACGGCAACATCTTCAAATGCAACCAAGCCATTATCTAGATACTTGGTATAGTATGTTGCATTTGCAGTCAACCCGATTGGGGCTGCACTCAGCGTAACAGCGGCGATTAATGCCGTAATCATTAATAGGATTTTCTTTGTCATATTTTATTATATTTTTCTTTGCGATTATTGCAAAGTGGACATAACTATAGAACAAAAAATATTTTTGTCAATATAAAAAAATGGTGGACTCGCCGGGAGTTGCACCCGGGTGCTATATAAAAAGCTTACAAACATATACAAGCTTATCTCTTATAATACATCAATATTTGGTAGAGCACCATATTGAAGTTGAAGTTTAGTATTTGATTTGTGCTACCATCTTCTATCTCACACAAACGGCCAGATGATGAACGTTGTTGACTTGTTATCTGTGTCACAAGGACAACGGACAGCCTATTTTATTAGGCTGCGGCTAGAAGCTCAACTTCAGCGTTCTTGCGAACGGTGAGGAAGCTCTTCTTTGCAAGATTTCTCTTAGCATTTATGTTTTCCAACGGGTATTATACAGAGACATTAGACTCTGTGCTTGCGGCTTGTACTCATTCTATAGAGTAGAATCTAAAAACGAGCCCATGAAAAAGACAGGCGGCACAAGAATGGTTTCCATTTCGGAGGAAACATCCTATCCCGTAACTTCGGTAATCAAAAACGCCGATGGCGTAGATACCTACTTAGTGTTTTGGGGAAGTGCTGTGATATGACATATCCAGCCATTAATCTCAATCCTGTTCGCCCTTCAGGGGCTAGTGCCGTCTGCTTAAATTGTTGTGTCAAAGAACTACGAATATAAGTATCACAAACTCTTCGATTGTCAACTTTTTTATTCAAAACTTTTTTCAAAAAATTAAGATTCTGGTTGACTTTTTATATACTTACTGCATCATTAATCGCATGAATGGTTTTACTCTACATAAAAATCCTTGCTCTTGTTGCTCCGAGGCTATTGAGTCTGCGCGTGCAGAACTTGGCCTGCGTGTTTGCCTAAGTTGTGCAAAGCGTGGCGTATCTCAATCTAGATATATGGGTGCTATGGTCTTTGAACACAAGACGGCTGGAAGTTTGCAAGTTATGCTGCCAGACACATTTGCCGACTTCAAAGCCAAGACCAGTCGCAAAGGACAATCTAGCACACTTCGTAATGTGTTGGTTGGTGGAGGAAGATTGCAATGAAAACAATGAAAACAATGAAAACATTTAAATTGCCCACTTGGGCAGAATCAAACAACGTGACTCGGTTTACCAGCATGTTGGGATATGACATGACTAGAAAAGATGCCATCGCCAGAGTAAAAGCCAACGATAAAGTTGCATCGTTCTTGAACAAGAATGGCTGGACCTTTACCGAGTGGGGCAATGTTGCAGAAGATGGTTATGTGCTAAACTTTCGCAAACCAACTGGAATTGTTACTGATGACAAGGCCGCTCATCCGTATCTTCACTTTGGTTGGTATTGGGACAACTGCGGCGGTCCTGACTTTTGGCGAGGCGATCTATGGACTTCATATGGATATGATCGTGAATTCAAATACCTCGGACCAGTTGGATTCTTTAAAATTCATGATATTCTACAGCGCAATCTCAAAGATTTGTATCAATATGAACGACAACTCGTACACGCTTTGATTTCTCAAACTCCCATTCCCAATGGAAACAGATAAAATAAGTCACACCAAGTCTGGTATAAAACAAGACTTGGAATATTGGCGTAAAAAACTTGCACACTTTGAAAAAACTGGCAATAAAGAAGGTGTAAAGGTTGCAAAATTACTGATTGACAAGTATCTTGATGCCTATAATACTGCAATAGTATGAGCTACAAATTATTTCTTGATGATATTCGGTTGCCAAAAGATGTTAGGTGGATGCAAATGCCACTTGGTCCTTGGATTATAGTGCGAAGCTATGATGATTTTGTAAAATATATTATGAAACATGGCTCACCATTGTTTGTGAGCTTTGATCATGATCTTGCCGACGAACATTATACTGGTGGTGCGGGGTATAATCAATATAAAGAAAAGACCGGATATGAATGTGCCAAATGGCTGGTTGAATATTGCATGGAATATGAACTACCGTTGCCAGAATATCAAGTTCATAGCTTAAATCCAATTGGTAAAGAAAATATCATTGGATATCTCGAAAATTTTAAAATAAATCGTCCCAAATTCTTTCATGAAAAAGATTAGTCTAAAATCAACCGACCAAAAGATTTGGTTTATATCTGACCTACATTTAGGTCACGACAAGCCATTTATTCTTGGTCCACGCAATTATCAAAATGTCAATGAAGCATATGCTCACACATATCAAATGTTGAGCGACCATATTGGATTAAATGATATTGTATTCAATCTTGGCGATGCAGTGATTGGTGCTGGCGCAAATTCATTGGACTATGCAAAGCGGTTGATTCGTTTGCCGTGTAAGCATCAATATTTTATTTGGGGCAATCATAACGCTGGCATGCAACAGTTGTATGACGCCACATTGGATGAAATGCAGTTTCATGCCGACATTGAAGTGTATCCATTGAATTATCCAAACTCCACGTTTACATTTCTCGGCCATTATGCTGAAATCTTCATTGATAAAGTTCCGGTTGTGTTAACGCACTATCCAATTGCTTCGTGGAATCATATGTCGAAGGGTGGATACAATATTCACGGCCACTGTCACAGAAATCTTAAAGAGGATGTTGGCCTGAAACGGTTGGACGTTGGCTGGGAATGGAAACGTCGGCCAGTTGAATGGGAAGAAGTTCATCGAGAATTAAAGAATAGAACCGCAGTTGCCCCGGATCATCATAGTCCGGATGTATAAAACAAAAACCCCGCCATAATAGCGGGGTTTTTTGCGTTAAGTTGTTTTATATTAGTAAGTTACTACCACAGACCCATTGGCACCGGCACCAGAACTGTCAGTACCGTAGTCATAAGAGCCTCCGCCGCCGCCGCCCGGAAATGTTCCACCGGCTGCGACGAATACTTGATTGACCTTGGACCCGGCGTAATAGTATGCACCGGCACCACCACTACCGGTGGCGTAAGAGTATCCCCCGGAAGCTGGGGCAAACGCAGTGGAATAGTATGCGCTTTGACCATCTTGACCGTTGCCTAGCACATTACCAGCTTCTCCGCCGCCGGAACCATTATATGCACTATATCCATCAAAATCTGGGCTTCCGTGCCCGCCGTAGTATGTTGCTACGCTACCAGTTAGCAATGCAGTTTGGTGTGTAATTGTGCCGTCTTGTTTTCCTCCCGGCGCTCGAACAATCACCACGCTGGCCGATGTTACATATGAATTGCCGCCGTCGTGCGCAGATGCTAGGCCGACTACTACGGGATATGACCCAGATTGTAAGGTTTTAGTTGCTTTAGCGAATGCGCCACCAGAACCACCGTTTCCTGTAAAGTTTCCACGACCACCGGCACCGACGCACGATATGGTCACGGCCTTTGATTCTGTTAAGACAAGATTCCCGTTGGTTATGTATGTTATTGTTGTACTCATGATTTGTTATGTGGTTATTATGTTATAAATAGTGTAAACTTTCAAAATTATCTCAACTCCGCCATCGAAAGACTTGGTCCCGATACTTCTCCAAATTGAGTGTGTCCGCTCTGAGACACCGATTTCAAATAGTATGTATATGTTCCCGCCGGTTGACTATCTATACAAGTTAAACAATATGGATTGTTTTCATTTGCTGCCGACCCTTCGTATTGTACCCGAGTTCCTATAGCAGTGCTGTCTCTATACAGTTGGATTGTTCCAAGACCCCCTATTGAAATTGGATTGGCGTCGCCAGAACAGGCTATGAACACCGGATTTCCGGTTGTAGTAATCGACGCACTAATTACTGGATAAGGAAAACTATAGGAAGAGCTTACATACACGGAAGACGCCGTTGCTTGTGCTACATTCGCTGTTGAACCATAAGACGGAGCTACCGAGGCTGTCATTAATTCGTTATTTGGACCGGGTATGATACTCATATACAATAAGTATTATAAAATTGAACAAAACGCGATAAAAAATGTTGACATTCTATGAAATTTTAGCATTATTTAAAAATATGAAATCTCTTATTTATAAAGATGGCAATCTACTTTTCGCAAAAGATGTACAAGTCATTGGCCATCAAGCAAACTGTCAAAATACATTTGGCAGTGGTATTGCTCGTACTATTCGTGAAATGTATCCAGACGCATATAAAGCAGACTGTGCAGCCACGTTATCAAAGACAAATACTCTAGGAAATTTTTCTGTTGGTTATATTCCATTTACTAGCGGTGCAAATAAACACGACAATCAAATTGCTCTTATCTATAACTTGTATGGTCAAAATTTATTTGGAAAAGGCACAAGACAAACCAATTATGATGCTTTATATTCTGCATTGGAAGGTATGGCAAATGAGTTGACAGAAAATGGCATGGATCTTCCGGCTCCATCTGTTGGATTTCCTTATAAAATGGGTTCCGACAGAGGGGGTGGAGATTTCCGAATAGTCGAACGTCTAATAGAAGTTGCTTTTACCGACTATCCCAGTGATGTAATTATATATCGATTGGATGCTAATTGATACTTGACTTCTTAAAAAATAATTTCAGTATTTATAATATGAAAATGTTAGTAAAAGCTTTGGGGGGCAGCACAGCATATGGACTTAATACTCCCGAGTCCGATCTTGATTACAGAGGTGTATTCATAAACACAGAGCCGTCCAAGATACTTGGATTGGAAAAGCTCGATCATATACAGAAACAAGAAACAGACGACATAGTTTATTACGAACTTCGCAAGTTTTTTGAACTTCTGCGCAATGGTAACACAGGTGCGATTGAAATACTCTTTTCTGAAGACTTTCTTCAAACAAGTGATGCATTTGAAGAAATACGATCCAACAAGTTTAAGTTTGTTGACACAGACAAGATGTTTCGATGCTTACTTGGTTATATGCAAGGTGAACGAAGATTGGCAAATGGTGAGAGAACTGGTCAACTTGGTAGTAAGCGTAAAGCACAATTGGATAAATATGGATTTTCCCCAAAAAACGCTACTCAACTATTAAGACTTGCGTTTTGTGGAAAAACTCTTTTTCAACATGGATATTTTCCAGTAAATCTAAAATTAGCCGATGAGAAGACTTGGGCACATTTGTTTTCTATAAAAACCGAGCCAGAGAAGTACACAAAAGAAAAATTAAACGAAATGTTTGATGCTTCCGAGGCGGCTGTTAAGCTATCGTATAATAGTAGAAAATTTACATATGAATTTGATTTGGCGTTGGCCAACGAAACCCTGAGAAAAATTTATCTACCGTTTTTGGTGTAACATTATTTTTCCGCAAATGTCTTTGGGCATAAAAAAAGCGGGGTGGATTTCTCCACCCCGCTTATAGTTTTCTTTTTTATCAGTTCTTTGGACGATAATCACTTTCTGTAATGATTAATAATCCCAAGGCTGTCCAACATGCTATAGCGATAACCATAATATGTTCCTTTCGTATATCTAAAGCCCTCATCCCGTAGGATAGGAGGCTGTTCTCTAACTGAACTCATAACTATGACTCAATCTTTATAAGAAGTCAAGTATTTTGTTACAATAAGATGAATTTATCTACTTATTATAATCAATGTAATATAATTGCTTTAATATTTATATAAAAGATGTCAACGCCAACAAAACGCTAGATTTATAATAAAGTTGGAGAAATTGTTCATTGGGGAACGGTTTATTGCATCTCTCATTTTTACCCATTCCATATATATGCATTTCATACTCCATGTACTCATGGACCAACGTGGCGGAAAACTGAGTAATCGAAACTCACTCGGCTTTCGCCGAGCAATCCGTTTTCGAGGCGGTTCCAGTGACCCTGACTGGTTAATCTTCCAAAATGGTGCTACCGATAGGACTCGAACCTACATGTGTTCCAATTAGCTTTCTTCTGCTTAGAAGGCAGACGGCATACGGTAGCATAAAATTATATCTTACAGACAAACTCTTCAAATTTTCCTTCTGGGAAACTATCAACAATCTGTATCTTTAGATTGAACGGATAATTGAGTCTCTTCAATATCAAATTTTTTACATCTTCAATTTTATCAGCTGGTACAGTTCCTTGAATCTTTACTGTGATATCCGAGTATGATTCTTGTATGCATTGAAATCTTTTTATTGTATCACATGCATTTCTTATTGTATTGCTAGCAAACAATGGCCATGCGGTTGTTCCATCTGGATATTTCACCATATTGCGAACTCTACCAAGCACATTTCGGTTGATAGTTTGCAGTTTTCTTCCACAACTGCATGTAGAAAACTCTCCTTTGTCTCCTATCCTGTATCTCTTGATATATGGGTGCGTAAGATCGGTCAACACAATATCATTGTCATCTACGATTTCTAAAACAATGTTCTCCATAATATGATATACATCTGGATTATCTGGACATTCTAGGCCAATCGTACCCACTTCTTCCGAACTATAATTACTACCACCTCTTTCACTTGTTGTTTTTACATCTTTTAGTTTAGATGTATCAAGTGTGGCGGCGATTGATGGATATGTATGCAAATAATCTGGCTGCACTCTGTTCAGCCATCCTTGCAAATCTCCTCTTGTTGGATGCATATGGCATTTTCCAACCTTATTCGGAAACAAATATGGATTCGTTGGCCAAGGTGTTATTTTTTCTTCTGAAACCGGTGCATTGATGACTGCCAATGTCAATGATGTGTCCCATTTTCTCCAAATCAATTCTCGCATGTTTGTCGCCCAATACCAAACATGTTGGGCCGTAAATTTTTGAACAAACACGGGTTGGCCAGTTGCGCCGCTAGTAGAACAAAATGGCTGTGACTTATCTATTGGAATCTTCTGTAAATTTTCTCTAGTGAGAATATTGCACGCTGGTATCAACTTTGATATATCACGCTCTTTGTATTGGTTTTCTTCCAATGCTTTTACTAACTTGTAAACTTCCAGATGAAAATCGGACATGATTCGTTTATTTCTGCTATTTTTGTTGCATTGGGAAACTCGGTATAAAATAATTTTGCATATTTCATATACGAAAATTTCCTAGAAAATACTCTGCTTATAAGCTGTTTGCAATGTGGTTTTACGGCATCTATTAGCGATGGGCCAGTAAGATTGATTGCTCCATCGGTAATAATGTTGTCATAAAATCCAGATATATTATACCAATCACCCTGTCGTATTTTTGGATTCTGAACTCTTACAACTAAATCTATTGCCTCGTCGCAAATGTCAAGTAACGGTGCCGTGCATCCAAGCAACAAAGTTTTTCCAGACAACAAATTATTTTTGTATATCTCAACTTCTTCTGTACATGGTCGTAGTGGGTAAGGTGCAGCCGTCCAGTGGTTGTCGTTCTCCAAATACTTTTCATTCATATTACCAATGTCTAATTACACCAGCAACAATGAATATATTCGTAATAACATAACAAAGCACAATAAGTGTGCGAACCAAAGCAACTTTGTCTGCTTCGCAATTATTTGCACTCGCTTTTTCTCCGAGCGATTTAGCCCATATTCTCCAGAATGATTTTAGCATAAAATTATTTGATTGTGGCGGGACTTACTGTAAATTCGGTCGGCAGCTTTATCTGGGTTACTGGATACGCGACTAATATTTCAATAACTCCGTCAGATTCATATCTTTTCACAACATCAAAGTACACTGTTTTCCGTGCATTACACGCGATTGCCACGTTCTCGGTTGCTTTGTCCATTTCTTTTTTGTCGGCTTTGCGCGTTGTAATTATCTGTCCGTCAAATATGACCCTATCACCAACCTTTATAATTTCAAAGTGACCAGAGCGCAGTTCTACTTTAAATTCACCTTCGACTGGGATGACTTCTGTTGCATTGTCGCCCACGTTGATTGCAACCTTGTTATTGAAAAGTTTAATTTCTCCGTGTGGAGTAGTGTACACCATTCGGCTTCCTGCCACAATTTTTGGAGTGCAGATAGCAACGTAACCGTGTGATATAAGCCCGCCCGTTTGAGAAATGGATGGTTCCATGTCAAGGTCACTTCGATTCGGCGTAAATGGTTCTTGTACAAATTTTTTTACTTCAAGGTGAGTAACTTCGTCCATGTAAATTCCCGTACCATTCGATAAAACTAAAGATTGGTTCGACTTCTTTTCTGTTTCTAATACAATTCCTTCGGCGGCGTAAACTTCGCGTTTCTTGGAATCTTCAATTCGTCCTTCACCGACAAAAACTGTTGCTTGTCCTTCTACGTCAGTAATATACGCTTTGCTCGCCGGGTTCTTTTTATCTGCGGCTAACAATGAAACTGACATTAGAACAAGTAATAAGAATTTTTTCATGCTTATAACTATAGGGCATTTTACCTATTTTGTCAATGCCATAACTTGTTGGAAATATTTTATCCTTTCCAGAACTCGTTCCTTTCCCATTGCCTCCATCAATTGGTAGATATTTGGCCCGACCTCATTACCGGTCAGAATAATTCTAATCAATTGCTCACATTCTGTTTTTTGTTTCATGTTTTGGTGCGCACGAAGGGATTCGAACCCATATAGGATATTTGATTTTAAGTCAAACGGTTGTGCCAGCTTCCCTCATCCACATGCGCATAAATTGGTAGCAGTGGTCGGACTCGAACCGACAATGGCTTGCGCCCTCCGATTTTGAGTCGGGTGGATATACCAATTCTCCTACACTGCCATAAAAATTATTGTTGTTTCAACTCAGTAATCCAACGCTGTGCAATAACATCAGCCTTCTCACTGATTGTTTGATTTAGTGCAATCATCTTTTCCAGCTTCATTCGCTTTAGTTCTTTACGCATTGCTTCACGCTTTGCGATTTTTGCACCATCATAGTTTGATGTGTTTTGAGTATCCATAAAATTGGTGGGCATGGTGAGATTCGAACTCACAGAGGGTGTTTGTTTTTAAAACAAATAGTTGTGACCAGTTTCCTTTATCCACATGCCCGTAAAGTGAAGTGCTGGCGGTAGTGACCTGCGTCTCCGCGCCATTGGTTCATCAGCAGGTGAGTCATCCCCAATGTCAGCACTTATTTTTTTTCTGACTGCTTGTTGAGTTGGTAATCTCTCGGTATGCACAGCAGCTATGCTCCCCTTCGATATACAATCAAGTAAATGTCTCAAGTGCTCTAACCTAACTATAATATCAGGCCCGCGCTTCGGAAGCAGAGGAATTTCAATCAACATTTACTACGTGTTTGTCATTGTATACCAACCAGTAAATGGGTTTACGAGACCCAAAGTATTTACGACCAGAAAAAAGTATTTAAAAGAACAAGAATGACTATAGATTATTATTTGATACTGTCAAGTATATTTGTAGCAAAATTCATCTTTGATCATCGCGATTACTATTTTTATTTGGTGGCTGCGAAGGGAGTCGAACCCATATACCTTTTTTATAGGTGCTTCGTTCTAAGCGAAGTGCGTATAGCCAATTCCGCCACACAGCCGTATCAAAAGAACAACAATGACTATACACACATTCTGTTGTTCGTCAACTACAATTTCATCAAATTTTCTCTAATTTTGCTTGTATACTATTAATATCCATCTTCTGAGATTTTACGAATGCAAGCAAAGCGGCTGGTCCACAAACTGACATATATTGGTCTGGTATCAATCCAGCCAACTGCTTCAACACAGGACTGATTGACTCTATATCTATAACACTATGTGAATTTTTCAATGTCATCAAACCAAACAACGCTGCAATAACCATAAACCCATAAGACTTGAATATATTAACATTTGCCACAACAGACTTGCATCTACTTGAATGTAGTTTCATCAATGCAATAGGAATTGAAGGATGCATAGTCAACATTTTATCAAATGAATCTTTATTGATTATTGCAACTTTTACATGTGAAGCAGTTACTATTGTTGCACTTCTAGGCGCACCAGAAATCAAAGTTCCTTCTCCTATTATACTTCCAGCGCCAAGAGTTGCTATCTTCTTTGATTTATTTCCCTTGATCAAGTCAACCGTTCCTGAAATTAGTATAAACATAAACTGACTGCATTCATTTTCCGTTATGATGAATACGCCGGTTGGATATTCTCTGACTTCACACAATTTTATCACCCGTTTCAATATTGGGCGAGGAGTTTCTAAAAACAAAATAGTTTTTTCCAAATCTTCTATACTGATGGTGGTGTGTTTGCTCATAGTTATAATAAATATAACAGAACAGACTGGTTCTTATAAAAATACTATATATATCACTGACCTGCACTTGCTAATTTATGATAAATTTTATTCACCCATTCTTCGGCTGTTCCTGTATTTCCAACTCGAACATTGCACATTGCTGGATATTCAAACAATTTATTTGTATCCTCGTACCTACCAGCTTCAATTCTATCCATGCATATTATAAATGATTTGTCCGCGCCGAATGCCTTTCGCGTTTCTCTGGTTGGACAAACAAAATCTGCAATTGCATAATGTCCGCTTCTTACGACAATGTCACATAGCACTCCCATGCGCCTAGCGTGTTCTATACGGTCAACTAACTCGAATTTCAGGTCTTTGTTCACCTCTCGGCGAATTTCATCGGCGTTGAAATGAACTGCATTCAACATCTTGGCCAATTCTTTGGCCAGTGTTGTTTTTCCTGCGCCGGGTAGTCCCATTATTAGTATCTTCTTCATATAACCATATGTTCTTTGAGTGCGGAGGCGAAATCTTTTATATTTCCTCCTGCCCCCAATAAAAGAAGACATGACACAAAAGTAGACGGAGTAACATTACTTATCAAGTACTCTCTTAAATCGGATGGAAGGTTTACTATAACTTTTGCTATATCTTCGATTGTTTCAATTTTCATAAATTGGAGCCGATGCCCAGAATCGAACTGGGTACGTTACGACGAATACCTGACATACAGAATCAAGTGTCTTTCATCGGCATAAGTTGGAGCCAACAATGGGAATCGGACCCATTTTTCGAACTTACCAAGTTCGCACATCACCATTTATGTTTTGTCGGCATCTAAAGTTGGTGCAAGAGGCGGGATTCGAACCCGCGAAGCCTTACGGCGAAAGCTTATGAAACTTCCTGTTTTAGCCACTTACCTACCCTTGCATTTTACTAAAGTTTTTCGAAGCAGCCGTAGCCGCCCTTCTGTTTTATCCTTGCATTTGTCTAAGCCCTCTACCTGCCTTTACAACGTGTAACACCCACACTTTGACGTTTTGAGGTTGCTGCTTGCGTGAGGTCGATAACGAGCCGCTAAGAGCGAGCGTCCTCAATTGTCAACTATCTCGGTTGGACCCGAGACCCAACAACGTGTTCTGCTCTGCGTTTGCTCTGCCTCGCCGTGTTATGCAGGGGCGAACTTCCTCTAGTAATTATAGAATTTTAATTTTTGAGAATTTTACATCCATTCGTCTCAACGGGTTGATTACCGTATTATGGATGGCATCTTAACTCAGCTATAGTCACCAGCGCAAGGTCGCTTACTTCGAAAGTTTTCGAGAATACCTAGTTGCTAACCTAGGATGATGATCTTTCAGTAGGTGTCTATCAACCGCCAGACATTCTACCTCTTGGCTGTGCTGAAATCTGCTATTATACGATGTGCTTGTACATCTACATCTAAGATGAGCATTACCTCGTAGTTAGACGACCAATCCTTTCGGACTGACGCAGCTTGCCTACCAATTTCCCTCTAGCGAGGTTGCAAGCGTCACAATTATCATCGGGCCAAGTGCCTTTTTTATTCTCAAAGTTTTTGTTCATTCCACCTTTTAACTTAGGGGTTGTCGTAATACCTGATAGTAAGTTATCTTGAGTGTTTCCCTTACCCTGCGTCTCGCTAAATTACTCAGCACGGTTGACTCATTGTGGCCATTGCTTTTCACGGTACATTGAACTGAACGAACAAATGGTCCTCCCGGTAGGACTCGAACCCACAACCATGCCCCTATAAAGAGCCAGCTCTACCATTAAGCTACGAGAGGAAAATCTAAATACTGTCAATCAACAAAATAAGCTAGAGGAAGGCACATATTGCGGTTCGTGTCCTTCGGAGGAAATCCTACCCGTTACCTCCGTGGAGTCGTTTTCACTCCACCCTTTTCTTGAGTAAGAGAGTGCCAGAATTTTATCCAAAGTCAATAACTTTCTCAATCTTTCTTCTGACCGAACATGAGTTTGTTCGCGACCGCATCAATATTATGATATGCTTGGCTGATTAAATCAATCATCCAAGGCTCAAGTTTAATATTCTCAGATTGCATTATTTCTAGCATCTTTTCGGATTTTTGATTCAATCCATTCAACTGGGTCGTTGTCATATGTTCTTGCTTTTCTGGATTCAATTCCACTTCTTCTGCAAACTGAGTTTCTTGTATTACTTCTTTGATTAATGCTTTAAGTTCTGATTTTGTCATATGTTTAATAAATATATATCAAAATTAATTATAAATGAAAAGCCCAACCTTTTTATGGTTGGGCTTGAAGTCTTACAACTTGTTAATTATTAAGGAGTTGGGGGCGTATAAGTACCAGCCCCATTATTCACGGGAACTACGCTATTTAGATTTGTTGCCAAACTTAGAGCACTCAAATCGACAGTACCAACGGCCTTGAACAGCAACGAAGTAGAAATTGTGGCCGCATTTGTCAGGACAATCCCCACACCAGCTTCAAGATTCAATGTCCGAGTGGTAATTGCACCTGCCCCGGAATTGATGATATCTCCACCACTCTTCAATACCACGGTACTTCCACCGACACCAAGAAGTCTTATAGTAGAACTTTCAACAACGGAAATGTTTCCATTGCCAGCATTCAAAGTCAATCCACCGAAGTTATTGCCGGTGTTAGCCAAGGTAATGTTGTTATTCGTCGTATTGAAAGTTGTATCCGAGAAAGATTTAACAGTCGCTCCAACTTTTTGGGAAATTGCTCCGCCGCTTGTAATCGACAATTGACCGTTGGCCGAAATATTATCAAGTGTTAATGCATTGGCGGTGACCAACGATACATCAGTTCCATTTACAGCAATTGTGTTAAATGTATTGCTTGGAGCAAGCAATTGAATGCTGCCAACAGCAGAAACAACGGGCGACGCATTTGTGATTGTGCCAGTAGTCGAAGTTTGAAAAATGTTTTCTCCGAGGCTAGACAACGCGAGAACATTTCCAACATTGATTACATTCAAATTAAGTGTCGCGGATTCGTTGATGGTGGCATTACCGGTTGTGGTAACACTCACTGGTCCAAAGCTATTTCCGGTCTTTGTGATAGAAATATCTCCACCGGAGTTTGCAGTGAAAGAGGTTCCGCCATATACAAATGCATTACCAATTGTATCGACCACGGAAGTTCCAGTAAAGGATGCGCCGCCGGTTCCATTGAGATGAATCTTTCCAAGAGATAATCTATCTCCCGAAACAAAAGTTGCTGTGCCTGTTCCGGTATTAGATACATCAGAGAGTGTCAGTGCTCCCGGAGCATTTACGGAAATGTTATTTGCCGCAGAACCGACGAATGTGACCGGCGCATTTTGTCCATATGTAATGGAAACATTTTTACCGGTGGCAGTTACAGTAGAAGATACCACTTTTGCCACCGAAATTTCGCCAATGCCAGCATTTATAACGACGGAGCGGGCATTCAAAGAACTTCCTGCCGTATTAATCACAGTTCCAGCAACGGTATTGACGGTTGCGACTCCACTCACGGCCAAGGTATTTCCGGGCGTGGCAAGTGTTGTTGTTCCATACGAATTATTTACGGTCAAATCTCCCGCGATAAAGGTTGTTCCGAGTGTGCTTAGACCCACAGTCCCAGTTGCATTTACTGTCAAGTTTCCATTGATTGAACCCGCTTGCAAATCCAATCCATTGGACGCCAAATAAATATTGTTAGATACGGCGGTGATTGTTGCGCCGGGTTTAACAGTTATGCTGCTTCCGCCCAAAACCAATCCATCTTGACTTGGCAATTTTCCATTTGCTAGAAAATAGTTAGAGCCAATTGATGTACCATCAGCAGTACTTGCATAAATTGCATTGGTGTCAATACGAGCATTACTTCCAATTATTATTCCGTTCGGATTCAGAATGTATACATTTCCATTCGAAGAAATGCTTCCATTGATAGTAGTATTGTTTCCGCCAGTTACTATATTTAAAACCGAAGAATTGGAGGATGGTAACGTATAATTTATACTATCTCCGCTGGCGATGGTATCGGTGCCACTACCAAAATTCTGCCACGTCAGAACGGATTTATTTGGTGATGTGACCACTAGCGATGTACCGGCTTGTGATAGCGTTACGCCCGGTGTAGCTTGTAAATTACTTGTTTCGATGGACGGCAGTCCAAACGCAACAGTAGCAAACAGGCAGAACAAAACAATAAGCTTGTTCCAGACCGAGTTATTTCTTGTATTTTTATTATTATTCATAGTTATTTTTCAAATTACATCCTCTTTCAAGGACGATATATGTTCAATTAGAACAGATATATATGACTTTTACAAGACAAAAATTTTTATAATAAGCTTTTATAAGATATAATAATTGGATGGGAGAGTTGGAATCGAACCAACGCGATTTGTTTCAGAGACAAATATGCTACCACTACATCATTTCCCAGCGAATTGATATATATTATACTCTATGTATCAATATAAATGCAAAATAAACAAAATCGTCGACGGCGACACCGTTGAGATAGACTTGGACCTTGGATTTAATATAATATTATCCAATCAACGTGTGAGGCTATCCGGCGTAGATACGCCAGAGTCAAGAACAAACAACAAAGAGGAAAAAACTCGTGGTATGCTTTCCAAGAAAAAATTAACAGAAAAACTACCGATTGGTAGCTATCAAAAAATAAACACCACCAAGGATGATAACAACGACGACAAGTTTGGTCGTATTCTTGGAGAGTTTATATTAGACGATGGAACAAATATAAATAAGTGGCTAATTGAAAACAACTATGCCGTGGCTTATCTTGGTGAAAATAAAGAGTTGGTTCAAGAAGCTCACCAAACCAATAAAAAGATTTTGATTGCTCGCGGAGAACTTTCCAAAGACGCTTGATCAGATCAGTTCTCTGGGATCATATACATTCCAGCCATCTGGCTTGCGAGTATCGCCAAACTTGCGATTATACATCCAATATAGTTTAGTAAAAATTGTTGGCCAAACCCACATTTTTGCATTTGTACCAATCAAACTGATAGAATCTTTATCTACATATCTGCCACGAATAATGATTGGACCGCCATCTATATTCTTACAATTGATAAAAGTAAAGCGACGAGCTTTTGGTCTATCTCGTTGATCGTAAATACTATAATCGCCAATCAAAATGTCATTAAACACGCAACTATGAAATGTTACATCATGCACACCACCTTTGATTCCAAGATCACACAACTCTGTTAAACTATATTGAGATTTAACTTTGTTTCTGACATTGTTCTCAAATATACAATCTGTAAATGTAACATTGCCGCCACGAACCATGTCAAAGGCACGCGCAGTACCATTTTTAAAAGTACATTTGGTATATTCAAGATCGAATGTCAATGAGGCTTTGCCTCCCCAACGAGCATCTTCGCCATCTATGATACAGTCGTTTACTTTACAATTATCATTTTGACTGAAACACAGAACTGACAATCCATCTGTTTGTAAATTTTCTGTGTTTGGATTGAATGTATCAGACTTGTTGAATGTCTGACCGTTTATTATAATATTGGTTTTCATACTACCAATAAATATAATATACAATGAACTATATTATGTAAAATGGAGCCACCGGCTGGAATCGAACCAGCTACATTCTATTTACGAAACAGACGTTCACCCATATGAACTTCGGCGGCGAAAATTGGCGTGTGCGATTCATCTACCCGCACTCTATGGTTCATCCTCAAGTGGACGCCATAAAATGGAGGAAAGGGTGGGAATCGAACCCACGAACCCGTTTAAGGATTAGAAATTTTCAAGATTTCCGCAATAGACCGCTCTGCCACCTTTCCATCTTCATATAACCTAACAAAATCTTTTCCATACTTTGTTTCTGTGTATTCTATGTATGGTTTTATCTCATTTTTCCCAAGAACAATCAAATTATTGTTGAACTGCTTTTTCTTCTCTTCCCACTGTGGAGAATCGTATCCCTTTATCTCCACATAATTTTTATCAACAATAAAATCGGGATAATATTTTTTCCGTTTTCCATTAAATTCATATGGAAATCCAATTTTGTTTCTCTCAAATTTTACTCCATGCTCTAATGAGTAAATGACCCACGCCAATTCCCACGAACTACTACAAAAATATCCTTTATACCAACCTTTTTTACCTCTACCACTTTTCATTCTAAATCCCCCACCAACACCTTTCATAGATTTAGAAATATTCTCTTTTCTTAATTTTTCTTTTTCGGCGGTTGATGCTCGGCCACCAAACTTTGAAACTGTCCCCTTCATTTTATTTGACTGAGCCATAACTATTGGACTCGTCTCCTTTGTTAATCCTGAGTTCCAAGATTTTTTTCCTAACATCGGTCTGGGGTGGTTTTCTCCTCTCATCCAAGGCTTTTCTATTCCAAGGGTAGCGTCAGAATTTTTCTTTCGCATAACTTCACATTTGTTTGCGGATGTATCACAAATCCACTTCCCACTTTTCAGTTGATGAATAGCAATTTTACCACACCCAAGTTCACAAATTTTTTGTTCCATATCAATAAATATATTGAATCAAGACAAAAGCGATGAACCACTACTATTTATATCAAAAATTTTTCTATAGTCAAGCTGTCCCACAGCTATCTCACTTTAGCATCTTTCGTGGTTAGGTTAAACCACCCTCAGTGCCGTTTACTGAGTTGGGAGCAACCCCAACGCTTCAAACAACAGATTCAGAGTCTGCCGCCCTTTTTGTCACTATAGAAAATTATATTAGCCAACTTCCATTGGAAATTTGCCAGTTTTTCCTAGCGCAATCTTCATTCCTTTGACAAGTGTTGTTGGCTCGGTTACTTCTTTACCATCAATGGTTGTTATATTCGTGGCAGCTTTGTTATGAATCAATTTCCACGTATCATCTTTTTGTTTTTGAATTTGAAATTGTTCACTACTAAAATATTTGGCGTCGTCGCCGTGTTTTTGGACGATTGCTCGGCCAATGTTTGCTGAAATATTTGCTTCCACAACATTTTTACCGTTGTGTGTTAATGTTAACTTATTTTTTATTGGAACTGGTCCCGCGTTCCCTCCTATTTTCTGCAAAACGTTTCTAACATTCGCTCTATATATTTCCATATATTCTTTTGATCTTTCTGGGGTGGGGCGTTGGTCGGGTGGATTCAAATCTTGATTTATAATAGGCAATACCTTGTCTACACCCACGAAATGTTTCATCGAAAACATTTCTCGCATATCTCCCAATACCTCGTCTAACTTCTTGGCCACAGATTTTGCAGCACTGCTTCCATAATAATTGTTAATTTGTTCTTCTGTGCCCTTGTTGAGCCAACCCGCTTTGCTTATTCCAAAAATCGGATACCATTTTCCAGAAGGAACATTTGCTTTTCCTCCTTCTCCGGAAGAACAATAAAATGGAAGTTTTATATTTCCCATATCAATCAACACAATGTATCTCCCCGATGTATATGCAAAGTATTTTTTGTCTTCCCCACCTTGCATTGGAACGACTCTTAATCCACTCGCAAGCAGTTGCTGTTTTTTTTGTTCAAGCGCCGCCTCATCACGCAATCTATCTTGTACAACACTCTCCAACATCAACTTCTTATGCTTATCAAACGTAGATTGTAATATACTCATATATTGTTATAAATATATATATAATAAGTAAAAATAGCGGAATTTATTTGCATTTGTGATATCCTTTTAAATCTTCTGACAAATCTTGGCCTGACATATCCCTGTAATTTTTTCTTAAAATTTTTGCAGACTCATAGTCTCCCACACGATTTAAGCAAATGTACGAATTCACTCCGAACGTAATATTCTTTCCGTCTTTTTCAGTCACCAAAACGATTGCACCTAGATTACATCCTGTGGACCCGGTACTCATATGTTCAATCGCCATCGCGCCTGCCACAAATAGTCTCGTTGCCGTGTCCGTGTATACCAATGAGTCCAATTCTACTTGGATTTTCCAATCAACTCCCTCAATTTCGAATTTTTTGGTTTTATTTATCATGTGGTTTCTATCTTGGATATTTTTTGTCTTGTGTCAACATATAAATGGCAGAAAGGGCGAGATTCGAACTCGCGGGGCTTGTTTAGAACCCGCTACACTTCCAATGTAGTGCCGTAAACCACTTGGCTACCTTTCTATATAAATTGGTGCCAATGATAGGACTCAAACCTACATATAAACAGTTTAGGAAACTGGTGCCTATTCTTTAGACTACATTGGCGTAAAAATTGGCAGAGTGGGTCGGACTCGAACCGACAATGTTTTTTAAAACGGAAGTTTTGGAGACTTCTGCAATACCATTATGCGACCACTCTATAAAATTTTTGTAAGCTACCAACTCTAATGCTCGATGTTTCTATTTTGCACCATTGCGACAGGTAAGAACTTACAGCACATGATCCTCGCTTGGAAGCATTGGCTACATCTTATAAAACTTACAAATTGGGGCGTCTAACGATATTCGAAATCGTCCTGAAAGTTTCACAAACTTCCGTGCGAACCACTACACTATAAACGCCATAAAATGGTCGGAGTGCCGGGATTTGAACCCGGACCGCTCGCTCCCAAAGCGAGTGCGCTACCAAGTTACGCTACACTCCGATAAACTATAACACTACATAAATATCATGCAATGTCAATAAAAATAGAATAGGCGTGATTTGGTGTGCGCCTCCCACCCAAGGGGCTACCCCTGTAACTGCCGTAAAACTCACTTAAAATTGTGCATTGTTAAGAGGCATTGAGTGACAAATATTGTCTTTTTACGCAAAAGAACTAACGATTGAACCAATCCACTGCTTCTGTTGATATGCTTTTACGAAAACATATGAACGAACAAGTTTTGAGCACTTGTTATACTGAAAGAAGATGGTTGTAAATTTATTCCTATTAAGGAGCTAGATGGATAGCCTAGTGTGACACAAGTACGATGACTCGTGTTCTATTCTTTACTATTTCTTTTCACGTTTACCAAAAATGCAACTGCTCGGGTTACAGCGGAACAGTAGGCTGGATCGTTTGTTTCAGAACGTCGTAACTGCTAAATTATATATGATTGTACAGATTTTCATTTCCATAACCAGAAGATAAAATCTGTTCACGAGTTGCAACTATGGGAGTTATTCTTCCCTTTTCTTTGAAATTATTCAATTTTATGGCAGATTCTCCAGCATACCAATGCACAAGTTTTCCATCAACCAATTGTGTGTGTATGGGTGTTGTGTTTGTTACTTTTACTTCCCATCCTTCTTCTTTAGCTTCTCTTGTTACTGCTTCAACTGGCGATTCGCCAATATCAACTTTTCCACCGGGCAATCCAATTCTTCCTTGCTCATTGCGATCAGCTGCACGAGTTGTAGCAGCATATCCACCATTTGCTTTGGCTAAAACAAACACTGCAAACGGTGTTCCGATCAAGTCTTTCAATTTTATCATGTAATATAAATATATACCAAATACAAAAACTAGGGCTCATCACATTAAATTAGTTTCAATATCCCAAACAGACAAGTGATGCATCACCCCAGACCGCTGAATTATCTTTGGGCTATACTGGTTTTTTATATTGAAATTGGTACTGGAGAAGGGACTCGAACCCCCGATAGGCGCGATGTAAACGCGCTGCATTAGCCACTATGCTACCCCAGCATAAAATTTTATTATTTTGTTTCTCCCGGAATTACGATTCTGTCCGCCACTTCTCCCATTACGTATTTTGCAATATGTCGCGGCGAAATCCATATATATTCATGCTGACTTATTTGTTTTTGGTCGTAGTCTAATAGAAACTCATCAAAATTTTCATATCCGTCGTCAAACCGTAAAACTAGGTCACTATCTTTAGCGTCTGGTCTTATTCTCGTGTGTAATTTTCCTTGCTTTGATAACAATGCACCGTTTTTCGAATCCGCTAAATTTTGAGCAGCCCAAGCTTGTGCGGCTCGAAGATATTTTTGAAATAATTCCTCGTTGGGGGAGGAAAATTTCGCTTTTGGGAAGGGTTTATAACTGCGTCTTATTGCAATTCTTACCTGTTCGTCTGAATTCACACTATATTCAGGGTTAAGCTCGATTTCTTGTATTACTTCTTTTATCAAAGATTTTAATTCGGATTTTTTCATAAATATAAATATATACTTCAATTTTAAATTTACTTATTATATTTAATGTAAATGGTGGTCCCACGGGGACTCGAACCCCGAACCAAGAAGTTAAAAGCTTCCTGCTCTACCGATTGAGCTATAAGACCAAAAAAGGGATTTCTCCCTCGACTCCGATGTTTACTTTAATAGTGCTTCAACCTTGCGGATAGCATCTTTTCTTTCATCAATGGAAACAGGAAAATTATTCACTACATTAATGAAGCTGTCTAACGTCTCATATGTCACCTCGTTCAAATCGTTATCATCAGCCGAAGCATAATGATATTCTTCGAACGGGACGGGACAAGAACACCCCGCACTTGCTGCGTAATACACTCGATTGGTGTCGGTCGCCCGAACTATCAATAGAGTATTAAACGCGTAGTCTTGAGGGTCGTCAAGTACATCGACAATTTCTAAACCGCATTCTTTTGGATTATAGTATATGTTTTGCATAATAAGCACGCATACTGTTTACTATAAATGGTGGAGAAAATGGGGCTCGAACCCACAACCTTCGCATTGCAAATGCGGTGCTCTACCAATTGAGCTATTTCCCCGTTATCTTTACATTTTATAACATCTAACCTATATTTATACATATGATTTCACTAGCAAACCTTGCTCGCAGCCTATTGACCGAGAGAATGAGTTTTTACCAATTATTCAATTCGTCCACGCCGTCCAGAAAGAACCGAGCGAAGAATATGAAAGTACAAACATTGCCCGTTCTGTCTAACAGAGATGAAAGATACTGGAATTTCTCTTTTAGAAGTGCGCCAGATAATAACACCACGGGTAAATCTTGGAAAGGTAGAATTACATTTCCAAAATCTAAAGAAGTTACTCGCCCAGATAGACTCATGTGCGAAGTTGATTGTGGATGTCCAGATTATAAATTTCGTTGGGCATACGCTAACAATAAAAAAGGAGCAAGTCCATTAGGATTCAATAGTTTGAATAAATCTAATGGAATGCCAGCAGATATGTTAAATCCGGAAAATCGTCCGGGACTTTGCAAACATCTGTTAGCTTTAAAAGATGGCCTAAAAAAGAAATTATCAGCAAGTCTCCAACCAACACTGTCCGGCAAGCTCGATGAAGTAGTGGACCAAAATCGACAATTTGATATAACTTACGAAGAATAATATATCATGATTAAATTAAAAGATTTACTTAACGAGATTCAGTCGAAACCATTGACTGTGTATCATGGAACAGGTTCAAAATTTAAAAAGTTTGACTTGAAAAAAACTACTCAAGGTATTATATGGTTTACGTCTGATAAAAACAAAATATTGTCAAACGAAGCGGGTGCACAAGGTAAAGGTTACCTAATTACTGCCGAAGTCACCATTAATAATCCTGCTGGGTGGGATGAATACGACAAGCTTGGTCTTGGTCAGATTAAAGGTAATGGATTTGATGGAGTAATCCTCAAAGACGCTGATGGTCAATTTGACTGTTTTGTATTTTCTCCACGGCAAATAAAAATAATAAAATCGGAAAAAATAAATACAAGTAAGGTATCTGAGGCATATACAGTAACTAAGTTGCCGCAATCCGATACTCGGCTATCTTCAAATTTTAGAGATGTTACAGGTGAAGAAGAAGCACATACTATTCAAGATAACTACGAAAAATACGCGGTTCGTGCAGGTATAAATCCTACCGATTTAATTTCACATTTACAAAGCGGACATGGGACTATTTATAATCCATATAACTCCAAAGATTATCTCGTTGGTCAATTCATCGGTGATACATTTGCCGTTTCGCATTTTGCACCCGAGACTGGTAAAACTGGTATAGATATGCTATTGGATTTGCTACACTCATCCACACCGGCTATTTTTGCAGTTCCGGAAAAAATATCCAATCAATTAGAAAAAATTGGATATAAAAAAGTGGGATCAAATGTTCCAATGAGATTTAAGGGTGATATAAAAGACAAAAATATTTTGATTAACAACGCCGTCAACCGCGAGGATTTGACAACTTTATTAGAACACTGGATGGAAGAGGCAGCATCCGATAGTTTATTATCATCCGACCCAAGAGTGAAGTTGTTCTTTGATAAACTAAAAAGTAAAAACGCTATATCAAACGACCAGCGTGACCAATTAAAATTGTCTGAACAAGAAGATTATAAAGGTCAACACCGTGCGCCAGATAAAGATGGCGGAGCACCATTGCACGATTTAACAAAAATTTATCCAGACGATGTTTATTCATCGAAGGCCGAACAATATTATGGGGATCGATCAACTGAATACAGTGATGCTGAGACCGTATCTATAATACAAAGTGCAAGAGGAAACCCCAACAAGCAAGTTAGAATATACAGGGCAGTACCAAACTTAAACAAAGACACGGATAATAAAATTAAAGATATATCAACCGTTGCCGGGTACATCATGAAATTTGGATTTTTACCAGTAGGCAGTAAATATTCCGATTTATATCCCGAGTTAAAATATAACAAAGACGCTTTGCTTGAAAAATTGTTTGCTGAGATGGACGCGCTCAAATCGAAGAAATTGAAAGGTTTAAAAATCAATCCCGGTGATTGGGTGACAATAAATAAAAGATACGCTATTAGTCACGGCAGAAATACTCTTATGGGAGATTATAAAATCTTAACAAAGACTGTTTCGGCTATGCATTTATTTACTACAGGCGATAGTCTTCATGAGTTTGGATATGATCCAAGTTAAATTGGTGGAATCGGTGAGAATCGAACTCACATCACAGATATTGCAAGTATCCGTCGCTATCCTTAGTACATGCGACCCCATAAAATATCGAAGAAGGGTGGACTTGAACCACCGACCTCACAGACGTTGAAACACCGGCGCTCTTTCTCTGAGCTACTTCTTCAAATTGGTGGTGCGGGTGGGAGTCGAACCCACAACCTTCGCCTTATCAAGACGTTGAACTACCATTGTTCTACCACACCATATTATAAATCAAATTCTGTAAAATCGTTTATTATAATCACTGCATTATATTTATAATTACTAATGCACATCAAATTATCATCTTTATTGCCATATTTATTGCTGGAAAGTCGAGTTTCTGACTTTCAAGAGAAATACGTAAACCTCCCATTATGGATGCAGAACTTACTTATAGATGGCGACTTTACCGCCAACAAGAAGTATCTCGACTGGCTTGGAAAGATCGTCACCGTATCCGACAAAATTGAAAACAAAGTGTTCGCTAATGATTTGTTACAGAGAATTAAGGTGCACTTCAACAAGCTATCAAGCATTGACATCAACAAGTACAAAACTTATGAAGAGTTTGTCCGAGCCACCGACGAAGCCGCGAAGAAACTTAGCAACAGAGAAAAATTAGCCGCAGACACCGAACTGATTTACGAAGATGACAGATTTTTAATTGTCGGTCCGCGCTCACAAGATGCAGTTGGAAATTTTGCAGCCGGAAAAACCAACTGGTGTATTTCAAGCAGCGAAGATTATTGGCAGGATTACTACTCTGAAAACACCGTAATTCTTATACATGACCGAGAATCTGAAAAACCAATGGCTCGATTGGCGTTGCTCTCTCCGTCCGGGGCGAACAGTCGTGATTGGACATTGTATAATTCTCAGGACCATACCATGTCTAGACCGGGGGAATATTTATCAGAAATATTGCCGGAAGAAGCAATGGAAAAATTAACGGAATACCTTGATGACGATGAAAGCAATATTTCAGACAGACAGCAAGAAGTGGAAGAAAAGAAAAACGAAGAGTGGGTAAAAGATCATGGCGACGAGTTTGTTCCTAAACTGTCTACGCTAATAGCAGAACATTATAACATCCTAGACGACGGTCGTATAGAGGACGACCTAGAAGAATATCTAGGAACCGAAGATTACGATGCGCTGGGAAAAAACTTAGCGTGGTGGTGCATCTTTCATCATGGAAGAGACAATGGTGTATTCCTCTCTAAAGATTTGACCAAGTTCTTGAAAAGTTACGACGGAGATTATCTCGACCAAATCACCAACGCTATAACACACGTTGTGAATATTAAAACTTACGGCAAACCAATGTCAAATATTGTTCGCGGTGTATTGGACGATTCTAGTTACGAAAACTTGGTGAGATTATCCGATTTCAATCTAGAAAGTGTGTTAGGGAATGCGATGAAAAAATATCAAGCATATCGAAATTCTTCAAATCAAACATACATGTTCGCCGACCCACAGACCCAAGAAAAATTTATTCCAAAAGATATTAACGATATAGTTGAAATGTTAACTTTTGGTGGCGCGGAGGAAGTTGCTAATTATATCAGATTGCGCAGTAAGCAAAAAATCCGCGAGCACAGAATCAAGTTGAAAAACTTAATTCGTAAATGGAAAACATAAAATGGTGGCGATAGTCGGGAGTCGAACCGACCTTTGAATATTGAGAATATCCTGTCCTTTCCAAACATAGACGATATCGCCATTTAAATATTTTTGAAGAGTGTGCTATTACGCCAAAAGAGCTAACACCGTTTCGCGGCCAAATATATAACAACTATATTTGCGCTTACATTTTCGGCACCGAGCTAAGGTCAATTCCGTAGTTCTTATCGGTTCGCGTCTGAATTGCCTCCACGCGAACCATTATAGTTGGTAATGGGAAATGCAGAATTCGAGAATTCATCGCTGCACTTTTACTAGCTTGGAGTACGGACTCTACTCATTATAGGATTGCTGCCTCTAGACCAACCTCCTCAACAAAAATTTTTGTCATTTCAGGTCGCTCAGACTTATTTTTCACTGCATGGAATCGAACCATATCGCAAGATTTGCTGTCCCTGTGCTACCATTACACCACTGCTATTTCATATTTCTGCCCTCAATGATGACAAATTGGTAGCCCCACCGGGTCACGATCCCGGCTCTCCTGCTTGAAAGGCAGGCGAACTCAACCATTATTCTATAGGGCCAAAAATGAACAGCACCCGATTATTCCGCGCACGGTTGCCTGTTGAAAAACATCAATATGATTACACCGACTCCTGTTTTACAAACAACTAGACTTCTGTCCAAATATTAGAAAGTGTTTGGTCAAGAGTGCTTATTACGCTACATGAACCCACTGCGATATTCCAATGGCTGTACCCTTAACTCTCTGTAAATTAAAAAATTTGGATAGGTAAGATTTGAACTTACAATCAAGAATGTTAATTCTCTTTGACTAGCTTTGCGTTAATTGTCTAGACGTTCCGCAACATATCCAAAAATTTTTGAATAGATGTAGTTTTGCTTTATATATCTACACTATAGCGAGTTTCCTGTTTGCGCATAAATTCCAACATGTTATTATTTTCCCATTTAACATATTGTTATGAACTTAGAGGCTTTTCGTTGCTTATTTTTCCGCTGATGGTTTAACCCCATGCTCGTACCGAAAAGGGAAAAACTTTTCTACACTCCGAGCTGCTATTCAAAATTAATTTGAGTCGGATAGGAATTGATACCTATTGATGACATTGAATCTGACCCGATCTATTAGGTAGTCATCGCTTCGTTTCAGAGGCACAGCTTTATGTACACTATACTGTGCGTAATAGAACTTCTCAAGGCTGTATGTCCTTCCACGCTGCCGCTCAAAAATTGGTGGAGGCGATAGGACTCTAACCTATAGTTATAACTCGTTCGAAGCGAGGTCGGCTCTACTTTGCCAGCGTCTCCATAAAATGGTGCGCTCGTAGGG